TAGACGCGAGGAAAAGAAAAAAATCGGCGTACTTTTTGTGCATAAGGATAACGATGCACCGTCAAAATTTCCGCCGATTTTTGAAGAATTCTCTGCAATAAATTACCGATTTTTAGAAAATTTTCTGCAATTTTACGCCGATTTTTAGACCGATTTTTACCGATTTTTATTTTTCAGTCCATTTTCTATTCATTCTCTGTTCTTTTCACTTTACTTTTTTCGATATTGCGAGTATAATTATCTCAAAACTCATATCATTTACACCGGAGGAACCGTCTATGCACTCACCAGCGAAACCATTCACTCTCACAGATGAAGAGCGAGATCTTGTCACCAATAACCATAATCTCATCTATTCACACCTTAACAAATACAATCTGTCTGACGACTATTACGATCTCTGTGCTATTGGATTATGCCGTGCAGCACATTTCTATGAACCCAAGAGAGGAAAGTTCTCTTCATTTGCATTTTTATGCATGTCTAATGTAATCAGCATGGAGTGGCGCAAGGTACAGCGACAAGTCCATACTACGGTCAGCCTTAACAGCACAATCTGCAACGAAGAACCAGTTCCAATTCCTATCGAATGTACGATCCCTGACCCACAGGATGACTATGCCGCATCTGATATCTACACCCAGATACATTATATGTGTAAAAATGATTCAGTCTTTCTCAAAGTTGCCAAGCTCCATATTAAAGGATATTCTGCCAGCGCTATATCTCGCATGATTGGCGTTCCAGCGTGCAATGTCAGGCGCAAGATCAAGAAGCTGAGACAGGAGCTGCAAAAACTTTGAAAATTTTCAAAGTTTTTCGCAAAAACCTCTTTACAATTTCTTGCAGAAGGAGTACAATGTAATCACAATAAGAAGCAAGAAAACAAACGGAGGCAATTAAAATGACTACTCAGCTCAACAACTCTCAGGTGAAGATCCTTCTCAACTGCATCGATCAGATCGAAAAAGCTCATAACATGGATTGTGACAAATGGATTCTTGATGGTACCAATTTTAAGAACATTGGTGATTATCAGAGTGTTTGCCAGCTGAATCATAACGAAGTTGCATATACAAATGCCATTAAAGATTACTATGATTGCCTCAACAATAACATCTGCTGGGTAAATGCTTCTAATGATGTACTGAAAGAGCTCGAAGCTCTTGGATATATCAAAGTGGTTGAACAGTCTCTTTTTAAAACTGCTATTCAGTTGATTCATGTATAACTTGAGACAAGAAAACAAACGGAGGCAACTAAAATGATCGAACATAGCACTCTCACAATCAACAACACCACTTTTGAATACTCCATCAAGGCATATGAGGAGCCAAGTGAAGAGTTTGGTCTCAATGGTGGCAAGATCTCCAAACTCACTATCAAGCGTGGCAACAAGTTTGTTTACAATTATGATCGTGAGCCTGATATTGAGCCTGTTGATGCTGCTACTGTAGAAGCACTGAACACTCTTATTCGCAAGTATAACTGATAAATGTACATGGAGGTATTCTATCATGATTACGGATTACAAACTGGTTAACACCGAGCACAAAACTGGTGGCAACTTTACTTTCTTTCGCAACATTCTTCTTTTTGGTGATGATAAAGAGTATCAGGTCATCGAGGATATCACTCGTGAAGGCAACAAAACATTCTTTGTCAACTACACTGTGACTTCTAACTATCAGAGCTCTTATCTTCCCGAGATCAACTACAACAGAAACAAGAACTGTTTTACCGTCTGCTGCTACTCTCATGGTAACATGACTCCTGACGAATTTGAGAAGTTCATCGAAGATCAGCAGAAAGGTCTTGAGCTTGCCAAGTTCCTCACTCAGGTGTTCTGCATCAATCCCACCGAAGAAGAGGAAGATGACTATGAAACTCGTTGAGAAAATCCGTCAGGCTCCATTGCCTGTGAAGTACACAGTTCTGGTGGCATACACCAAGATCTTTAACAATGTCATGCTCAAAGTCATGTCTCAGGACGAGGCAATGTATGAGCTCCACAAAGCACTATACACGGAGGTATCAGACAAATGACAATTTTCGAGCAAATACTGGACACAGTACCACTTCATAGCATGTCTGTGGAGGAGAAAACTGAGTTGGCTCAAAAATTGATTGCTTCTGGAGAGATTCTTTTGGAAGATGTTGTTATTGGTCATCAACCCATTGAGCACTTAGATCATAGCTATAAATTCTATATTGTAGCTGTTGGGATGGATATGTTTTATATCCGTTTTGTCAACACTACTTGTACATCAATTTTTAATCTAATCACCAATTCGGAGGTGTGCTATAGATGAATATTACTGACACTCAGAAACTCGCAGAAAAGCTCCTCTCTGAGGGGCACATCATCAGGTCAGACAAAATCATTGGACACAAGGCTGATGAATACTTCAGTTCTCACTCAAGGATCTACAGGACATATGTTATTGCACGCAACAACCAATTGTTCTGGATCACCCAAGTCAATGCTGACATTACTTCTATCTATGATCTACTCGCAGAAAAGGAGGTGACAGCTCTATGATTCAAAGATGTGCATTTTTACCCAAGTTCAATCCTGGTGATCATGTCCGCATGATTGACAATTCACCTGCCATCGTTGTTGGCAAAGTAGCACCGAAGTCACATTACTATATTGTGGACAGCCAACTCTATGGCAGATGCACCGTATTTGCTGGAGAGCTTGATAAGGACAACAAACAGGTTGTCCTCATAGACCCTGATGAGGAGTGATGCCAGATGAAATCACAAAATGATGAAATCACAAAATTTTGTAAAAGAGTTTGCCCGCCTGTATGCTTTGAAAGTGAAATTGAGGTGATATAATGGACACAGTTGAATTTTTCAAGACGGTAAACAGATTATGTAAAAATCAAAGACACTGCACAGAATGCCCTATTTGTAAAAATGGCGTGAGCTGCATGGTTAAAGCCGACGACGATTCAATTAAAAGCATGGAGTAAACAGTTTCAAAAGTCGAGCAATGGGCAAAAGACCACCCCGTCAAGACCCACCAGAGCGAGTTTTTGAAGGTATTCCCCGATGCAAGGATAAATGAAGATGATGAAATTTTGTGTATTCCCCCTTGCTACATTGAAGGCAAAAGCATTGAATGCACAAATGGAAAAAGCTGCAACGACTGTCGCCGAGAATACTGGCTTGCACCTATCAATGAAAGTGAGGAATAGCATATGCTAATTCAGGAAGTAATTTCTATTTTGACTGTCTTTCTCATCTCGGCATTCACTTGCTATGTTGGCTATGCCTATGGCTACGAGAAAGGCCATGACGATGTTGTCAACAAACTTCGCCGAATGCGCCATAACAACAGCTACAACTATGATCGACCAATCGTTCAGGAGCATCATCACGGAGAGCATTGAGATGAAGAAAACATTTGTGCATAGTTATTTTCGATGCTTTAATCGGGAAGCAGTTCTACAACTATGCAACACGTCCAATCCTGAAGCCCAGGATGATACACCCATCATCCTACAGATACAGCCAATAGATGACAAATTGGCTATTGTTGAGCTGATTCCAGGATATCTCTGGAGAGAACATCTAAGACTTGGAGAGAATAGTAATGAATACTACTAACATGTGCCCAAAATATAACATGCCCAAAGATGTGGTGTGTCCACTCAAGACACACCTTAACCGAGACTGTATTGAGTGTGAATTTCCTAGAAAGGATGCTGACCATGGAACAGATCAATGCACCAATTCTTAAGAATTGCCCATTTTGTGGCGGCAAAGCATATCTTTTTGTTGATTCTGGAGTGAGAGTCTACTGCTTATCTTGCGGGTGTGAGACTCCGACATACAGAGACGCAAAGTCTCTGAATGAAAAACCATACGGAAATGCTGTGAAAAGTGTGGTTGAAAAATGGAATAGAAGAACAGAAATGGAGCTGTAATGTAAAATGAAGAACAACGACAGTATATTTGTTCAGCTGCTGAGACATAAGCACGATGCCCTGAGTGGCCTATGGAGCTTCATCAAGAGGTTCATCAAGTATGTATGGACATGTTTCCTTTCTGCAGTTGCCAGCGCATTTATGGTCCTGCTGATCTACAGAGTCGCCGAATGGGTATTTGGTGGATGCACACCGCTGTATCTTACAATTGGCTTGATCATTGCCACGGTCATCTATGGATACATCTTGCGGGACACTTTCTAAGTTTTTCAAAATATTTTGCAAAATTTCACAAAAACCTCTTTACATTTATTGCCAATAGGAGTACAATGTAATTGTAAGGAAAAGCAATAAACACTCAAACAATTGGAGGCAACTATGTGTCACTTGGTTTTTGCAAAGAAAGATGCACTTTCAGTGACTTCTTGTGAACCGGAAGATCTCATCAAAACACTTCAAAAGTATTATGCAGATGGCTATTTGCTCACACATTTTAAATACTCTGGACCAATTTGAGGTGATTAAATGCGTGATCCCCATGAAATTGCTGCTGACATCCGACAGCTTGATTTTTGGGACTACAACCTTTGTGCTGAGCTTTGTATGGCAGCTGATATGCAGGATGAGTGGAACGAAGCAAGCCCCGGGGAAGTTGAGAAAGTCGTTTCTGCTGCAGCTGAGAAGCTGGGTGTACAAATTTAATAGACTCCCTGATGAGTCGCTGAGAATTGCGACGAAACACCCGAAAGGGTGTCGGAGTTGTATATTGCAACCCTCCCAGAGCGGATGGCTCTTAAAATGACATCACAAGGAGAATTATCATGACTGAAAACAATGCAATCGTAAAGAAGATCCAGAAACTGCTCGCTCTTGCAGATAGCAAGCGCAATGACAGCGATGCTGAAGCTCAGGCAGCGCTTCTCAAGGCTCAGCAGCTCATGGCTGAACACGGAGTTCAGATGAGCGATGTGGAAGTCAATGTTGATGAGCCTGTGTCTTATGGGTTGGAGGCCTGTGAGCACAAAGGCAACAAAGGCTTCCGCTGCCAGCTTGCAGTGATCATTGCCCGCAACTTCCGTTGCAAGACTATTCTCCTTGGCAACAAGCAGGTTGCATTCTTTGGACATGCTGAAGATGCAAAGATTGCCAAATCCGCTTTTGAGTATGCCTATCACTTCGCAAAGAAGCATGGTGACGCTTGCGTGGGTCAGGCTCGTCGTGATTGCTGTGACACCAAGAATGTGTTCAACAGCTATGTGATGGGGTTCCTCGGTGGTCTTCGTGAGAAGCTGGACAAGCAGTGCCAGGCTCTTGTGCTGATCGTTCCTCAGGATGTCAATGATGAATTCCATGACAAGTTCCCTCAGCTCTCCACCCACAAGGGTGGTCTGACCAGCTCCGGCTCCGTCAACTTCGATGCATACAACAAAGGTATCTACGATGGTCGTGCTTGCATGGATGCACGCTCCCTGAAGAAGTGAGGTGGTTGCCATGTTGAAGAAAAGCTACACTGACGAGTTTGTGCTCGAGGAAGCAAGATACATCAACAAGAATTTGGCAACATACAAGGAGGCTTCTGAACATTTCAATATGCCGCTGAGCACGGTGGGTTGGCACATGAAAGTTCGTTTGGAAAGACTTGATTCCGAGTTACACTCTGATGTGATGGATGTCATTCACATCAATTACAGACTTAGAAAGTTGTGGAGGTCTTAAGATGAGAATTCGAGTATACTATTATAATATGATCAAGGACGGAAATGTCTTTGGATCCGTGAAGTGTGAGACATCAGCCCAGGCCAAGAACATTGCTGCCAACATTCTGGGTGTTGCTCCGGAATCTCTGAGCACGAAGCGTGTCCCTGCCAGCGAAGCAGCAGCTCCTGTGGAGTCCCTCAGAAGGTCTGAGGAGAAAACTACTCATGATGAGAAAGGACGCTCCACAGGAGACATCAGCCCAAAGAGACAGGTGATCGTTGATTTCTCTAAGTCTTCCAAAAGCGAGGGTCAGCCAAATGCCAAACAGATGGTTGCTTGGACACAGTTGGAACATGAGATAGCAGATTGTGACAGCGTTGACTATAACTCTATGAAAACGACTTGGTGTGTCGATGCCAATGGACTGATGACTGTAAAGATCAGGTACAGTCTCAATACAGGTATTACACGATATCGCAAGCTGATCATCGGTCGTGGCGGAGCTGTCCATGGGTATGGCAAGAAGCCAAGAGGAACGGAAAAGCTGATGACAGCCAGGAAAGATGTCATCAAGTACTGCTACAAGGACGAAAAAATCTCTTTACAATAGCCTTATTTGGAGGTATAATAATGAAAGTACTCGAGAAGCTGTTTGGAATATTATTCACTCTGTTGTTCATTATAACCCCATATATATCTATGGTGGCTGCTGAGGCTGCATTGCTTCAGCGAGGATACAAAGCAATTGGTGGTGAAGATCTTATTCCTATGGCATGTTTCATGGGGTTATCCATATTGGCCCATTTAGAGCAGTGTTGTAGGAGAAAAGCCAATGAAAAATAAAAGGGCAGATGTAAAGTACTGTGGTGTGAATCAGCAAAAAATTCGGGAAGCCAAACCAAGCCTTAACTACAAAAACATTCGATACTTCTATGACTTTGTTACAGAGCGTTATAAGATTCACTTGCGTAAAGATGTTTTTTACCAAGAAGCTCCATGGACTGACGATGAAATATTACAATGCTACAAATTTTGTAACATTCGTCGTGAGCATGATCGTCAAAGCCAGTATCTTATCAAAAACATCAGCACCAATCCATGTCTATCTCTAGAAGACAAGATTGTTAACAGTTTCTATTTCAGAGCTTGGAATAACTGGGATACAATGAAGGATCTCGGTGGACCGTGGCCAGCAAAAAACCTTTACTCTTCTCAGATGAAAGAACAGGTTCGGCCAATCTACCAGAAGCTGACTACAGAAGATCCTGACCGCAAGTGGTGGTCTTCTGCATACAATCAGGGTGGCACAAAGCATGCCTGGAAATTCCCTCAGGGAGATGGGTACCAAAGAGCATACAAGGAGTCTGAAGCAAAGAAATACAAAGATTGGGAACCTGATATTCCACTCCGAGTATTTCATATTGGTCCTTGGCTGAAGAATGGTCATGTTGTTGAACGATTGCTCAATGCCAAGGATCAAAAAGAAGCCTTTGATGTCATTCGTTCCATTCGTGGCTTTGCTGATTTTTTGGCATATCAAGTTTTTGTGGATTTGACCTATATCAAAGAGTTTCCATTCAGTGAAAATGAGTTCGTTGTGGCTGGACCAGGATGCAAAAAAGGTCTTGACTATCTCTTTGATGATTATGCTGGCATGTCCCCAGAGGAAGCACTGTTTTGGTTGAGAAATAATGTTGATTCATTGTTCTCGCAAGTTGCGGAAGATAACAAGCGATCTTGGGATCCAAAAGCACTTTTTTCAGATCTTCCCGACTATGATCGTTACCTTAACATTATGAGCTTGGAAAATTGCATGTGTGAGCTGAGTAAATACATTCGGACAATCGAGGGCAATGGTCGTCCTCGTGTCAAATACAAACAACATAGATAATGGAGGTATTTATCATGGCAGAAAATAATCGTTCCCAGCGGATCTGTAAGACCTGCAATCGTCCTTTTTCCATCTCTGACAACGAGTTGGCTTGGCTCGAAGCTCGTGGGCTGAAACCCTTTACTCATTGCAGTGAGTGTCGAGCAGCTCGTCGTGAGAAAGCTCGTCGTGAACAAAAGGAACAGGAAAAGAGGAACAATAATGGCAAATGAGCAAATACCTGTCAAAAGATACCTTGACATGGCTCAGACTTATGCAGAGGCAAGATCTGGTTGCTTGAAAGTGGCTGTTGGATCTTGTATCACAGATAAGCATGGAAGAATTCTCTCCTTTGGAGCAAATGCAGCAATCCCAAATCTTTGTCAGTTCGATGGTTGCTTGCGTATCAAGAAATATGGCAACAACGACAAGACCCATCGTGGACCTGCAGATTGTCGTGCTGTTCATAGCGAGATCGACGCCATCGCTCATTTGGAGAGACCTGCACGAGGTGGACGAATCTATGTAACACGGTATCCTTGTGAAGCTTGTGCGCGAGCTATTGTCGCTGCAGGGATCACAGAGGTGTACTATGGACGCAAACAGTACATCAGTGAAGAAACTGAACAAATTTTTGCATACAATGGTGTAAAGAGTGTTCAGGTGGCAAACTGGGATGCTCCTGATGCAGTGAATTGAGGTGATATGTATGACCCATGAACAAGCAAATGACATTGCAACAACACTTGCCAAAGCTCGTGAGACCTATGGCAATACAACACAGATCTTGGTTGCTATTGAGGAGCTCAATGAGCTGGCATGTGTGTTGGCAAAGTTTCCACGATATGATTCCGAGTATGAAGCCCGGCTCGATCTTCACCAGAAAGCTGTTGATGAAGTGGCTGATGTTGAGATTATTCTTCATCATGTCAAAGCCATCTTCAACCTTAACCAAGAGGAGATTGATGCTAGAAAGATTGCCAAGACTGAACGTTTGCAGCGTTGGCTCGACAACAGTCCCAGTATGCAGCGCACTGTAGAGGACCGAACAGTAAACATGAATTGAACAATAGGATGACAGTCTATGAAATTATCTGAGTTTAACAGTTTGATCGGGCAGGATAGTTATGTGCGCTGTATGGAAAAGAAGCGTATTGACACTGCTATTGTGCCCGAGAGAGCTGCAGCTGCTCACGTTGAAAACGGTGGGCAGATTGGTTGGTGGGTGCGAACAGGATACATCATTGTTGATATTGATGAGGGCAAAGAAGAGGCTCTCAAAGTTGTTCACAAAATGCACCTCAAAACTCTAATGTGTAAGACTCCAAAGGGTTTACACCTTTACTTTAAGACCAACAAGGATTTTCCTCAGCGCATTGGCATGATACTGCCTTGCGGTCTTAAATGTGATTTTCGCTGTGCCAACAAAGGTTATGTCATTCTTCCTTGGGGTACAGAAAACCGAAAGTTCAATAATTGCAGAGTGATTGAGGATCTTCCTCTTGAATTCACTCCAATGGCAAACAGAAGAGAATCTCTTCTTGGTCTTAAGGAGGGTGATGGTAGAAACGCCACTCTCTTTGCCCACCTCATGGCCTATAAAAACAGAGGTGCCAACGATGATCAAATTGATAAGATGGCTCATATTATCAACACCATCATTTTTGATCAGCCGATGGAAGAGGAAGAGCTTGAAAAGATCATTCGCAATACAAAGAACTATGAAGCCCAGGAGCAGGGTGACAATCCATATTTGATCTACAACACCAAAGGTCACCCTGTGAATGTGAACAGCCGAGCAATATGTGACTATTTTGTAAACCGTGGTGACATATTCGTTTTGGGCGGAGAGGCATACCTTTACCAAGAGGGCGTATACAAGGAAGCCAGCAGTTATGTGCGCAATACAATTCGTGATATGATTATGGTGGACAGCTTGATCACTCAAGCAAGAATCATGGAGTGTTTCCGCTTGATCATCGATGATACACGACTTCAAAAAGAGACAAAAGACCTTAACAAGGATCACAATCTCATCAATTTTAAGAATGGTGTTTGGGACATTGCACAAGGAAAATTGCTTCCTCATGACAGCAAATATCTGCAGACACTGCAAATTCCCCACGAAGTTGGTGAATATGTTCCCTTTGTAAACACAAGGTTGTATCAGTTCTTCAAAAAGACTTGCCTTAACAAGGAAGATATCAAGATGGCTCTGAAGTACATGGCATATTGTTTGACCTTGAATTATGGCTTGAAAACTTTCATGATCCTCTGTGGTCAGTCCAATACAGGCAAATCTGTTTTGCTTCGATTCATTGAGAATATGGTTGGAAGAGAAAATGTCTCATCTTTGAGTATGCATGAACTCAGTGCTCGATTCTATCCAGCTCAGTTATATAACACACTTCTGAACTCTTGTGGTGATAATGGTTCATTGCCATTGAGCAGTATTGAGAACTTAAAAAAGATCACTGGTGGTGACCAGATCATGCATGAAAAGAAAGGCAAAGAGCCTTTCTTCTTTGTTCCTTTCTGCAAGCTGATCTTCTCTTTCAACCAGCTCCCACTTCAGCTTGAAGAGAAGTCAAATGCATTCTACAAACGAATGCGAATTCTGTACATGAATCACGAGCTATTCCTTAACGACGCATATGTCAATGACCTTTGCAGCGAAGAAAGTGTCGAAGAGATTATTCCGTATCTACTCAGTCTTCTGCCAGTAGAAGCGATTCCTCGTACAGAGCGCTCCAATCGAATGGTGGAGGGTCTTCGCCAGGACTCTGATAGTATTCATGCGTTTCTTGTGAAGAAGTGTAAGAAAGACCCAGAAGCATATATCGGCAAGGATGCTCTCTATGAAGCATATGCTCAATTCTGTGTGAGCAGTGGTCGCGAATGCCACAAAAAGCATGGATTTATTCGAAACATGAGGTCTCTTGGGTTCCTTGAATACAGAAACCCAAAGACACGAGAGGCAAGCTGGAAAGGTGTAACTCTCAAACAATTCAAGAGGTGATATTATGACTTCAGAAAAGAAGAATGTGGTGTTTGATAGAACCAAACAACAGCGCATCAATCTGTTTAAGAATTATCTGCCAAGTCCATACAATACAGGGATTCTTCAGCAGCTTGAAAAAGATGGGTTCTTTACTGCTCCTGCAGCAGCTTCTCATCATGGCAATTATGAGGGTGGTCTTTTTGACCATTCATTTGCTGTAACATGTCAACTTGTAGATTATACACAGAGCCTGGGGCTTCACTGGGAACGAAAAGAGTCACCATACATTGTTGGAATGCTGCATGACTACTGTAAGACAAAACTGTACACCAAGCAAGAAGACGGAACCTTTACACATACAGGAAATGTGATTCTTCCTGGGCATGGCAGTGCCAGTGTAGCTTTGATTCAGCAATTCCTTCAGCTCACTTTTGAAGAGCTGATGTGCATTCGTTGGCACATGGGTCCCTTTGAGGGCGAAAAGTATTGGAAAGGATATTCCGCTGCTTGTTGTGCTTATCCTAATGTGCTCTATACCCATACTGCCGATATGTATGTCTCTCAGTGTATGGGTATCTGAATATGACTACACGACAAGTATTGTCTATTGCAATAGACACCCTGAAGAGTAGGAGAAAGAAGACCCCAGATGCAGAGGTAGAATTTCCAACAGAGCTTGGGACTCAAAAAATCTCGATTGATGCAGCTATTGCTCAAATAGAGAACCTTTACCACTGGTGTTATGATCCATTTGATTTGAATTCACTTGAGAAAGTATGCCATTGCCGGAACTGTGAGTTCTACAAGAAATTTCACAAGAAGAATGCACCAAAGCGGGTGTTTAAAATGCTCTGTAGTCTTGACAAGACTGAAAAGCCTGAAAATTGGTACTGCCCAAAAGGGAGAGAAAGGATTGACAAGGATGGTTCAGCAAAAGAATAGTCGGCTTCGTCGTCTGATGCTCAGAGCAAAAGAAGAGCCAAAGAATAGCATCTATGTCTATGAATGGTACAAGACACTCATCTCGGGCCTTAACCTTTCCTCTAGAGAGTACGAGGATGCCATACGCACCCTTTCTAGCATACTGCAGGTGTAACAAATGAACATGAGGAGAATCATGAGGCTCAGCGTCAAAGCTCTCAAAAAGCAGTACAAGCTCTATCCTGATGTGCGATTCAAAGATGATGACGCAACAGAGGTGTCTCTTCTTGATGTTGCTAATCAACTTGAAGCAATTTCTGGATTGATGTACCCTGATGCAAAAGAATTCACTGTCAAGGTCATGATTCCTGGCAAGGTCTTCAAAATCACTCGTATAGAAAAGAGGTGAGCTATTTTGTATGCTACAATTGATATTGAAACAACAGGCCTTAACCGATACAAAGACAAGGTCACATTCATTGGTGTTGGTCTTTCCAAAAACGTTGGTGAACCCATCTTCAAAGGATACATATTCAATGTACAAAAGCCTGGTCAAGTAGATCGGTTCAGAGCTCTTGTGAAGAAACTCAAACAGCACAAGGCTCGTACAGTATTTCAAAATGGTAAGTTTGATACACTGTTTCTCGAGCAAGCCTATGGGATCAAGTTGCCAATTCACGAAGATGTCATGCTGATCGCCACAGCGTATGACCTTTCTGCTGAGCATGGCTTGAAGCATATGGCTCAAACTTATTTGGGTGTTCCAGATTGGGATATTGCCAAAAAAGAAAAGACCTCTGGTGCTCAAAGTATTGTTCCATATCTTAAGAAAGATGTAAAATACACTTGGGATCTCTTCAATTTCTTCATGGAGCGAGTGAATCCTCAGCAGTTGAAGATCTACACCCAGCTTCTTCGCCCAGCATACTGCGCATACAAGGATATTGAGCGCAATGGATTATACATAGACCTTAACCAATTGAAGGTGGTTCGAGAGAAGTACAGAAACGAAGAGAACTCTCTTCTTGGCAAGCTCAAGAGTCACTATGACATCAACTGGGCAAGTTCAGCTCAAGTCGCTCATGTATTCTATGATCTTGAAAAGATGCCTGTGTTTGAGCAGACACCCAAGGGTGCTCCGTCCACTTCGGCTTCTGCACTGAAGAAGTTGGCTCGCAAAGGATATGAGATTCCCACCATCTTGATGCAGTACAAAGATGCTGCTACAAGAAACAAGATGTTCCTTAACCGATGGGAAGATGATTCTTATGAGAGTCGAATTCATGCAAGCTTCAATCTGACCAATGTTGTTTCAGGACGAACAAGTTCAAGCAACCCAAATCTTCAGCAAGTCCCTCGCACGAAAGATATTCGAGGATTGTTCAGTGGTGCTCCAGGCATGATTCTGTTTGAAGCTGACTATTCTCAGCTGGAGTTGCGTATTGCTGCTCACTATGCCAATGAGAAAACCATGCTCCGGATCTATCATGAGAAAGGTGACATTCACACCGAGACTGCCAAACTGTTCACAGGTGGCCGTGAACCCACAAAAGAAGAACGCGGCAAGGCCAAAGCTGTCAATTTCGGGTTTCTCTATGGTATGATGGCAAAGAAGTTCGTTGCATATGCGCTCAACAGTTATGGACAGACCTTTACACAACAGGAAGCAGAACATATCCGTGAGTTGTTCTTTGCCAAGTATTCTAGACTACTTCCTTGGCATCAGGAGCAAGAGCAGCTGTGTGAAGCACAGGGTGGCGTATACAATCTGTTTGGTCGGTTCCGGAAGCTTCCTTTGATATACTCCCAGAACAAGTGGGAGAGAGCCAGTGCTGCCAGGCGATCTATCAATACACCAGTCCAGGGTTCTGGATCTGATTTGTTGATCTCTGCTGCCACCCAGATCAATAAGGAGCTCAAGGGTGTTGCATGGATCGGTGCTACAGTTCATGACTCAATTATTGGTGAGTGCCGAATCGAAGACAAAGACTATGTAGACTCTGTCATCCGCAGAGTTATGCTTCATCCAAAAGTGCTTGATGACTTCGGGGTTGAACTCCGAGTTCCCTTGGACATTGACATTGGCTGGGGTCCATGGGGCACGCATTAAAATTTTCAAAATATTTTGCAAAAACCTCTTTACAATTGTTTCCAATGAGAGTACAATGTTACTTGTAAGGAAGATATGTAACGGAGGTAATCAAAATGGAAAAGGCAACATATTCTGTAAGCAAGGTTCAGGAAGCTGCAAAGCTGGTCAAACAATTCAATTGGAGCTACAAAGAGCTCAACTGTGGCAATGGTATTCTTGCTCTCGAAAATCTGTTTCAGCAGCTCTATGATCTCACTGGTGACTTCAATTTCTTTGATCCGTTCTATGTCAAGGATGCCAAGCGCATGTTCTTCAACAAGTTCAGTAAAACAGAAAAGACTATTGCATTCAGAGCTTGCAAATCTTTTGCTCAGAATGAGCTAATTGCTCTCAGAAACTGCATGGTCAACGGTGAGGTCAATGTTGTTGAATAAAATTTCAGAAAATTTTCCAAAAGTGCTTTACAAGTTACTCCAAAAGGAGTACAATATATTCAAGGTTGAACCTTAACAAATCTAGATGTCTATAGGAGGACAAAACTATGATGATCACACGTAAAAAGGGCGAAAAGGTCCACATGTATGCATTCACTGGCATGTATCTCGGCGAGTTCGAGATCACTGCTGCCGACAAGAAGACGATCTCCATCGTTCAGAAGAACGGTCGCACCACTACATTCGATCGTGAGACTGGCAAGCAGATCGATGCCAAGACTCCTCGCTGTGCATCTCGTGTCACTGAGGAAAAGGAGCCTGAAAAGAAGAAGTCCACAAAGAAAGCTCCTGCTGCCAAGAAGACCGCTGCAAAGCCTGCAGTCAAGAAAACCAAGAAAGCTCCGGAGCCTGAGGTCGTTGAAGACGAGGAAGATGTCGACGACGATGAGTACGAGGATGCCTGATCCCCAGGGGAACTTTCCCCTGTAATGTGACTGTCATGTAGGAAGCAAGCAGCCTATGTGGCAACGGTGGCAAGTCCGTATAAACACAGAGCCATGATCAGTAGGGATCATCAATACCTCCATATTTTGGGTGTTCGGGACAGTCATAAAATTCTCCGTTTTTCACAGTATGCTTCTTTACGGTCTGCTTGGGATCCTACTGTCCCAAGCATTCTATGCTAGAGTAGCTCTAATGGGTAGAGCAGTTGATTTGTAATCAAGAGGTTGCAGGTTCGAACCCTGTCTCTAGCACCATCAGGCTTGCCAAAGCCTGAGCCTCTTCCTATTCTTCCCTCTATGGGCTTGTTATTCCCGTAGAGGGTCTTCAAAGGTATCACGAGTCCACATCTCGTTGATATAAATCACATGGCAAGGTTACTGTTGTACCTCCAAGAGAGCTTGATCACCTCTCGAGGGTAGTGTAAAAACAACAGCCCAAAGGAAGCGGGGAATGCTTCTAAGGCAGAGGAAGCTGTCACAGCAGGGTGCTTAAACCAGTCCCTGCACTTTCTGACTGAGTTCCATAGGAGCATCCCCCAATGCTCCTATGGATCATATCGAGATGTAATTCAGATTGGTAGAATGCTTGGTTTGGGACCAAGATGCCGCAGGTTCGAGTCCTGTCATCTCGACCATATCTATTGAGGAGTCATTATGAAGTTTTCCTATTCACGATTTGCATCCTATTTGCGATGCCCATACAAACACTATCTTGGGTATTATGTGGGTCTCCGCAAAAATGCTCCAGTGAAACCCTTATATTTTGGCACAGACTTCCACAAGCTTCTGGAGCTTCGCAACAAGCCAGAAGAGCTTGCTCAAGCTCAAAAAGCCATCGGGGATGCATACTATGATCTTCCAGCCAAATGGCAGGAGGAACTTGGAGATGACTATCTCTTCAATCTGCAGTCAATTTTTTCTGACTACATAGAGATCTACAAAGACTCTCCTCAGCCAACACAAACAGAGCGCCCATTTGAGATTGAGATTGGGTCCTACAAGGGTGAGCCGATCATCTTCAACGGCATCATCGATGAAGTCTACAAATATAGACGAAACGGTGAAAAGATGTGCAAGTTGGGTGATCATAAGACATTTAATCGCAAGCCTGATCAGAATGTCTTGGTCATGAATACTCAGAAGAACCTTTACGCAAAGGCCATGTACATCATGACAGGGGTCATGCCAAAATCTTTCATCTGGGACTATATTCATTCGACCCCTGCTTCTATGCCAATTTGGTTGCCCAAATCAGGGAAATTCTCCCAAGCAAAAAGCAACAACATCACACCCTTTTCTTGGCGACGTGCTTGTGAGCTCAAAGGCATCACAGATATTGAAGTGCTACGACAGGGCAATATGTATGCCAATAATGTCAGCAATTTCTTCTTCCGTTGTGAACTTGATATTGTACCCTCCATGGTGAATAACATATTTGATGGGTTCGAATATACATGTCGGGATATTGTACGACAGGGTCATAAGAACAAGACAAAAAACATGACTCCTGATTGCAAGTTCTGTGAATATAGAGACATCTGCTTCACAGAGTTGACTGAAGGAGATGTTGATAATCTCATTGCTCGTGAATACGAAATTCATGAGCGTGAGGATTCAAAGTTCATTGAAGGAGTGTGACACATGGGATATCTTTCTCAGGTCGTTGACATTGCTGATTTGGGTCAGCATAAGTTTGTCACGATCTATGGCAAGTCCGGCTCTGGCAAAACAGAGTTGGGTTCTACTTTCCCAAAGCCTATGCTATATCTTCAGGTCGGTGACGATGGCAGCAATACCATCAAATCCAAAAAAGGTATCAAGGCTTTACGGATTAAAAATCTTGCAGAGCTTTCTGCAGTATTGAAGGAGTTAATCGATTCGGCAGAACATGGGAAACTCAAATATAAGACAGTATTCGCTGATACATTTTCTATGGTCACGAATATCTGGATCAAGGAAAATGCCCTTGACAAGAACAAAAAGATGACCCAGCAGATGTGGGGCGATCTGAAAACCGAAACAGAAGAGCTCATTCGTCTTTGTCATCGCTTGGCTGAGTACTCTTGGGTGTTGGCCAGCTGCCATGAAGTCAGTGATTCTTTTGAGGGCATGGAAGATGAAATTCTTCCAGATATTCACCCAAGCACAACAAAGGGTGCTCGGACATACCTCGAAGGAATGTCTAATTATGGATTGCACACCTTGATCAAGAAGAAAGAAGTCACTGTTGACGGGGTTGATAAAACAATTGCAACTTACATCTGTCAGATCGGTCCGAACCCATACTATTGGACCAAGCTTCAGAAGCCAAAGGATCTGAAAGTTCCTGCTCAAGTTCGTGATCTCACATATCAGAAGCTCATCAAAATTCTTGGCCTTAACCAAGAAGAATCTACTGACCAACAGGCATAATGCCTTTGGAAATATAACACTATTTTGGAGGTATCTATTATGGCACGCAAAGTTAAAATCGATTTTACCAATGTTGAGGCATTCCAGCGCGCAAGCGAGGGTGTTCATCATGTCAAGATCTCTGACATCCAGGAGAAGAATACTCAGGGTGGTGACCCCATGCTGCAGGTTGCCTTTGAGATCCTTTCCGGTGATGACAAGGGTGTCAAGGTCTTTGACAATCTGGTTCTCACCGACAAGGCTCTGTGGAAGTTCAAGTCTCTGCTGCAGATCATTGGCATGAAGTGTGACGGCAAGGTCGCTGTTGATCTGGACAACATGATCGGCAAATCCCTTAACATCAACGTCACCCACGAGGAGTACAACGGTCAGATCCGTGCTCGAGTGAGTGACTATCTGAAGCCTGGTGCAACCAAGTCGGATGATGACGATGAGGATGAGGACAGCTTCGACGAAGAGGATGTCACTGAGGACGAGGAGGAAGTCGAAGAGGAAGCTCCGAAGCCCAAGAAGAAGCCTGTAGCAAAGAAAGCTCCTGTCAATAAGAAGCCTGATCCTGAAGAGGATGAGGACAGTGATTGGGACGAAGATGAGGATGACTCCGAGGAAGAGGAGGAAAAGCCTGCTCCCAAGAAGAAAGCTCCTGTCAAGAAAGCACCTGCCAAGAAAGCAAAGAAGAAGCCGGAACCCGTCGAAGATGATGACGAGGACGACGATGACGATTGGGAAGAGGAATAATCTACCCTGATCACTGAAATGCCCTCTCAGCCCATGGGAGGGCACTTTTTATGAGGTGAACCAGTCATGAAAAAACAAGAAATGTACAGACACCTTAACAGTTTGTCTGTGAATCAACTTCCTCACATTTTTGTTCCGTCGTACAACAGACCTCATTTTGTAACTGCTGAAATGTTCAAAAACTTTGAGCCAGAAGCACTCGAAAAGATTCATATTGTTGTTCGTCCGGAGCAAGCAAAAGCCTATCGAAAGACAAATCCAAATCTCCATATTCTACCCATCGCAAAAGACTTTCACCTGCCAATCAATGGGTTGGCCAGTACTCGTCAGTTCATCTATGAGTATGCTGCTGAGCACAAATATTCAATGATCATCGACATGGACGATGATATTCGAAACCTTGCATACATGTATGATGGGTGTTCTGGAACAGGGAATCCTTGCTCAAAGCATGCAATCAATGCTGACAGAGAAGCAGATCCTCTGCTGGAGCAAAAGGTTCTTACAATGGCAAGTGTTATTGCCAGAGAGGTGTTTAAGAAATACCCAAAAGTCTATTTGGGCAACATTCGTCGTCAGCGCATGTCTCAGCATATTGAGAACTCAAAACTGAAGTACATCGTCGATTGTGGTCCAACTCCTCGTCAGGTCACATTGATGAATGTCAAAGGTCTCTACAAGGCAAAGATCAATCGTGACATGATCTTTGATCGTCATGGTGATGACATCGGGTTCTGCGCTGTTATTCTTGCCAACGGTGGTCACTGCTTCAACATCCCTTGTCTTACATATGACTATGTGAGTGAGAAATGTGACAGTGTTATTCGTACTCCGGAGACAGAAAAAGAACTTCATCGATATGAGTACAATATGTTGCAGAAATACCCAATAAGAGACTATCTGCGAACCAGCTTCAGAGATGCTGATGGTGACTATATGTGGGGTGACATCAATTGGACAGCCTATCATAAGATCCATGGTAGCAAACGAATCAAATGTTTCTGGGAGGAATAGTATGTTTGACAAACATGACATACAAGTTCTTAATAGAGCCATAGCTATGATAAAAGATGGCTCTTTCAATAGAATTGATCTCGGTCACGGAATGCTGATCTACAAAGTCCCCAGCAACAACCCGAAAAAATACACTATTCGTTTGGACATAAAAGTTTATGAGGATGAATGATATGGCATCAAATAAACATAGGACAAATCTTGTGGAACGGCATCACGAACTCATGCCATGTACAACCTGCGAACTGAAAGAAATTTGCAAATATGCATTTGTGGGTAAGATCGAACTCCCACTTAATGTGTTTGAAGTCAATATTGAATGCAAAATCAACAAAACAATATCTAACTGCGAATGGGAGGAGTAATATGTCAAGAAAACAGAGCCCACCATACTCTATTCAGATTGAGCTGAATGAGGGCTGCAATCTGGGATGTAGTTTCTGTGGTCTTCGTGGTATGCGAGAGAAAGGCACTCAACCTTGGTATCGTATGAAGAAGGAAACTGCAGAGCGAATTATTGCTGAGATCAAGCGTGTTGGCTGGCACAGCAGATTCATTTTTTCTATGCACGGTGAGCCAACCCTTAATCCGAATGTGACAAAGATCATCAAGATGTTCAGAAAGGCTTTTCCAAAGTCTGTATTGTCTATGATGAGCAATGGTTATGGCATTGTTCATGGGTTCGGGGATATAGGTGACCAGAAAGCAATCACAGAACGAGTTGGATCACTGATGAATGCAGGTCTGAATGATCTGATCATTGACTATTATTCGGCTCAGGGTGATGCAAAAACAATCGAGGATGCACTGAAAGGCAGTGAATTCAAGATTGAGCATCTGGCACCCAAGGTTCCTTTGTACAGTACAAATCCAAATGGGTTCCGAGTGTTGTTCAATCCCCCGATTCAGAAAGAGAAAGCTATCAATCGTCATCTGTGCAACCACTGTGGAGCAGCTGGACCCCTTGACATGTCTTATCAGGGTAAACGGTGCGCTCGTCCTTTCAGAGAGCTGGCGATCCGCTATGACGGCTCTGTGGCAATCTGCTGTAATGACTTCCGTGGTGAATACCCAATTGGCAATATCATGGAGCAGAGCATTGAGGATATCTGGTACAGCAAACGATTTGAAGCTGCTCGAATTCTGCTGTATGCAGGTGAACGAAGCTTCAAGCCCTGCTATGGGTGCAATGCTTTGAGTCATCGTGTTGGGTTGTTGCCTGATGGCCGTGGCAAAGAGGATATGCCAGAGCCCAATGACAAGATCTTGAATTATGCCCGAAGCATTTCGAAAAACAATAAACATTTGTGCAAAACTCTTTACAAGCGTCCTTGGGAGGAGTAAGATATAAATGGAGCCAATCAAAGGCAAAGACCAAATGTGTTTCTCTTGGGGTTCAGGATACATGCTGCTGAATACAAACATGTTCTATAGATTGCCCAAGAAGAGACAAGATCAAATCATTGCAGCTGTCTGCAAGGCAGCAGAAAGGAGCAAATAATGCTCATTGTATTGGAGGGAGTTGATGGCGTTGGCAAAAGTACCATCGCCAGAAAGCTCGCAAGAATCTTGAATGCACGTATCATTCACTGTACAAAAGATACTCCAAATGACTATCGCTATTTCCATCATATTCTCGATGCAGCCACAAGTGAGAATGTGATTGCTGATCGGTTTTGCTATGGTCAGTTCGTTTATCAAGCCCCAGAGGATCAGAAACTGAGCAAAGAAGATCTCTATCATTTGGAGATTGCTATGCTTGCTCGTGGTGCAAAGGTGATCTATGTCACCGCTCAAGAAAAGACTATCGAAGAGCGCCTTAACAAGCGCAACGAAATTCCTATGCATCCTGTCAAAGAACTGATGAAGAGATTTGACGAAGTCATGGGAAACTCAACTCTGCAGATTGAAATTTGGAGGACCTGAAATGAGCTTGCTGTTTAATGTGGAAGACTTCAATAATGTTGTAAAAGAGTACAAACTCGCATCCCTTTACAACAAAAGTAGTCGTCTGTGTGGTGATGCCGACATTGACAACTATGTTGTTGTGAGTGATGTCAACAGTGCATGGGAGTATTGGTTTGCTGTTCTGTTGGCTCAGCATCGTATGAACAAGAGAACTTCTGCTTCTCGAGACGGAGCTGTGGCTGCTGAGGTTATCAACGCCATCACCGTTGTCAAAGACCCAACTCGCATGATTGTCAAGAGTGAAGCTCGCAAGATGCCCATGCGATATGCTGTCGGAGAACTGTTGTGGTATCTCTCTGGGTCTAACAAACTCAGAGACATCAGCCTCTTCAGCTCTGCTTGGGATCGTATGAGTGACGACGGAGAAACGGTCAACAGCTGCTATGGTCACAAGATTCAACAGTTCTATGGGTTTGATCAGTGGCAGGATGTAATCAATCGTCTCAAGGCTGACCCAAATAGTCGCCAGGCAGTCATTCATATCAAAAATCCTCGACCCATGAGTGATGCAACCAAAGACACTCCATGTACATTGTCGCTCCAGTTCTTGCTTCGTGACGGTCACCTTAACCTGACAACAACAATGCGCTCCAATGATGTCTGGACTGGTGTACCCTATGATATGTTCAGCTTCTGCTCCATGCAGGTGATGATGGCAATGACCTTGGGTGTTGGAGTTGGTACATACACTCATCAGGCAGGTTCACTACATATCTACGAGCGCAACTTGCCAGACAGTGAGAAGACTCTGGAGGGTGGAAATGAGACACAGAAGCCCAAACTCGAAAGCGGTGTACAGGAAAGTCCTGTCCAAAGTCATAAGTGATCAAGGGATCATTTGGATCCATTTTTGCTATGTACCTGTTGAAATCTGGGATGCCTTTTCAAAAGCTACAAACACTGATGGGTTTGACATCAGTGTTTGGATCCGAAAATGGTGCAAAGAAGATTTTGATCTTACATTTAAAATGGCTCGAAAGAGCGATGTAGAGTATGTAAAAAAAGCAATCTACATCGCATACCAAGATAGATACTTTGAACTATTCAGCCCAACTCTTGGGCATGCTGCACTTCCTATGGATGGGGTCATAAAAAATTGGACTTCCCTCCACATGAAAGAGGAGACTGTAAAATATGAACAAAACAAACAATGATCTACCAAAGATTGTTGCTATCGACTTTGATGGTACTTTGGTAGAAGACAAATTCCCCGAGATTGGGGAGCCTAATATGGGAATGTTCAGTCTTGTAAAAGCTCTTCAGGCACAGGGTGTACGAGTCATTCTTTGGACATCTCGAGATGGCAAAAATCTCATTGATGCTGTTTCCTATTGCCACCAGAAAGGAATTGTATTTGATGCAATCAATACAAATATTCCTGAGGTGATTGCACTCTACAACAATGACACAAGAAAAGTTTTCGCTGACCTTTACATTGATGACAAGGCAATTCCAGTTGAACAGGATTTTCTTTATTGGTGTCATAGACTTGATGTCAATCACAAAGACTTGAACATTGCCATCCACAAATCTTATTGCGAGTTTCTGAAGAAAGGAGTTTGATCTACATGCCAAAGGAATCATCTCTTCAGTCTCAGGCTCTTGTATACCTTAACAGTATCAATGGATGTGTTGCTGAGAATGTATCAGGAAATAGTGCTCAGTCTGGCAGAGCAGATATCAATGGGTGTATCAATGGCAGGTCTTTTCGCATTGAGCTGAAAGTTCCTGATCATGGAAACACACCAAGCAAGAAGCAGCTGTATGACCTTTTGCGCTGGCAAAAGGCTGGTGCCCTTGTGATGGTTGCATACACCATGGAGGACATTAAACTTGTTTTCCGGAGGGATGGCTCAATTCTTCCTCACTTTATTCATGAGTACAGTGACAAGATGATTGCTTTTGTCGCGTCATCGAAAAACAATACAACTATTGAATCCATGCTGGAGGCATATGAATGAAACGACAAGAATCTGTCAAGGTGATTTGTGACAAAGGTTGTGGAAAATCTTTTGTCTGCTCCAAGCCACAGGAGAAAAAGCTGGGCGACAGTGTAATCGAGCACATGTTGAAATGCCCATACTGTCGTCGAGAATACCCAGCATTCTACAGCAACATCGAATCTCGCAGGTTGCGTCAGCGACTTAACAGTAAAGAGGGCAAGGCACTGCCACCTGAACAACGAGAAGCAATCCTCACCAAGATGAATGCTATTGAGAGCCGACTTCGTGATCGGTTCCAGGAATGCTGAGGAAATACAAAGGATTCATCTTCAAGACCAAGCCTTGGGCTCATCAGCTCAAGGCTCTGTCTTATCTCATGGGTCGGGATTGTGGTGCCCTTTACACAGACCCGGGGACTGGAAAGACCAAAGTGATGATGGATCTTATTGTAAACAAAGGGTGGAAACGCGGAATTATTGTAGCACCACCGAAAGCCTGTGAAGTCTGGGAGCAGCAGTTCAAAATACACACAGATATATGCCCAAATTTCATCCACAACGTGCGTTTCCTGTCTACCCAGAGAAAGGTTCAGCTGTTGAATACGCTCGCTCCACGAGGATCCAGGGTGATCCAGAATGAGCCCATGATAATCATTGTGAACTATGAAAGTATCTGGCGACCAGAATTTGAGAAGACCCTGTTCCGGAAAAGTGTTGGTCTTGAGTTTGTGATTTGTGATGAAAGTCACCGAATCAAAACTCCATCGAGCAGATGCTCTATGTGCTTGCGAAGATTGTCTAAGATCGTTCCTCATAGATTCCTTGTAACAGGAACTCCTTTGGCAGAGAATCCTATGGATATATATGCTCAGTATAGATTCTTAGACCCAGAGATCTTTGGGACGAGCTTCTCAGACTTCAAAGAGAAGTATCAAAATGTAGACATCATCAGAACTGCAAAAGTTGGTTACACATGCCTTAACAAGAAGCAACCCTACAAGAATCTGGATGACTTGAAAGAAAAGATGTTTTCTTGTGCATTTACAATTGAGTCATCTGTAGAGCTGCCAAAGCGACTGAACATAATTCGCAGTTTCACCATGTCTCGTGCGGCACAGAAAGTCTATCATGACCTCGAGGATGATGGGTTGTACTTGGGTGCATCTGGTGCAACAGAGATCAAGGCAGTCATCAGCAAGACTCTCCGGCTTCAGCAAGTTTGTTCAGGGTTTATCCCTGTAGAAGACCCAGAGGGATTAAAGGCTGTCGAGGTCATTGATCATGATAGAGCAGAGGTTCTTGAGGATATTCTCTCAGGGTTTAAACAGGACGAGCCTGTTGTTGTTTTTGCCACTTTTCGACATGACTTTGATGAAATTCAAACTGTCTGCAAAAAGCTCAATAGAAGATACACTGAAGTCTCTGGTGTCATGGACACAATGGCAAAATGGAAGTCTGGAAATGCTGAAGTCATTGCCGTGCAGTACAGATCTGGCAGTGAGAGTATTGATCTAACTCGTGCAAGATACTGTATATACTACAGCCTTAACATCAGCTTGGCTATGTATCTACAGAGCAAGAAGCGTATTCATCGCCCAGGACAAACAAGACCTGTTGTATATTATCATATTATTGCGGATTTACCAAAGAAAAACAGCAAAGACCGACAGATCCTTGCTGCTTTGAAATCAAAACAAGATGTGATTGAGTATATCACAAAAAACAAGGACGGGAGCTGATCCCGTCCTTTGTTATATCAATTGAATTTTACAGTGCTATATGCTCTCCAGAACTCACCAGAAGTAAAAATGGTGTTATCATTGATTCTTACACTATAACAATGCCAACTTCTTTCTGTATAACCATCATTAGAACTGATCATAAAAGATTTTCCAGAAGGTGTTGTACCATATATGAAGGAAGAGCAAGCATCTTCAACAATAATATTATCTTTTAAGCAATCCTGTTTGAATTGAGCCAACCACTCTTTGTACTCATTTTCCTTCATCACTCTATTCAGATTGACTTCTACATTGCTCAAATGATTGTATTCTGCTTGAAAGGCTTCATTCTTTTCATTGTCTTCTTTGACTTTTTGCTCTTGCTTTTTGATTGTCTTCTCAAGACAATCAATTGAATGCTGGATATCGGCGATCTCATCTTGTTGGATACCCATTGAAAAATAGGCACTGTATTGAGAATCAGTCATGTCATTGGCATCTCTGTGACTACACCACTCTTCATCAGTCCAGTTACAATCAAGAGCTATGCACTTTGCTATTTTCTTCTTCAAGAGCTCATTGTTTCTATTGAGTCTTTCATAGAGCTTATTCAGCTTCTTCTCTGTGCTTGCGAGCTTCTTTTCATTGAGAGTCATATTTGTGTCCTTTGTGTATTCATATCTTCCTTACAAGTATTATCATACTCTCATATTGCATAATTGTAAAGAGGTTTTTGCAATTCTTCTCAAAATTTGCAATAAAAATTCCCTCCCGATTGGGAGGGAACTAGCTGCATCAGCAAATGCTGATACCAATTTTCTTTATTTTCTTTTTATACTTCTCATGCATGCTGTGTTGAAGATCTGCAATATAGACTTCATCGTATGCAACAGACTTCAGGGTGATGGTCAAGCGCTCGAGATGCTTGAGTTCTTTATCAACATCACAGATCAGCTCTTCTATACGCATGAAGTCTGCGACATAGCCAGCTTCCATGAGTGCTTTTGCATGCTTTTCATAGCACTCTTTTGTCTGTGTCTCCCATTCCTTGTACTTATCAAATGCAGTCTCCACAGCCTGTTTGCGAACTTGTGTGCTGACATCAAATCGGGTGTATTTGTACCAACTGTCAGGGATGACTTCTGGGTCTTCGATGTGCTCTTCACTTAAGAGTCTGTTGTGATGATTCAGGAAATATCTTTTTGTTGCTCGGTGTTCTGCAGACTCGGCAATATACTGATATTCATGCATCCGCTTAAACCCCATCAACCCAAGGAAGTCAAAGAAGTCGGCCATCTGGTCGTGGAACATGAGTGCTGTGACCTGACGACCATTGATTTCTTCGTAGGCTTCTTTGCAAATATTCCAATCACGTTCAGACTCAGAAGTCTTTATTGTATCATATGCCATGATCTAATCTCCTTTCTATCTCAGTTAAATGAGACAGTATTTCATCGAGCTTTGCATCCAAAGCTTCTTGGTGCTTTTGCTGAGCACTGTTCTTTTCTATGTTGATTAAACCAAGCATAGTATTGAATAGTGCTATGCTGTCAAAAGACCCATATTGATCTGGATTCATCAGCAGAGACGAGTGATGGTCATATTGGCATCAGAGACATCGATTGCTGTGGCACCAACATTGACCATAGAGATGGAGCTGACATCGCTGCAATAGACTCTTGCAAGGGTTGTGCAGGACACATTGTTTACACCAGCGGCAGCAATGGTACTGACAATCTTTGCACCAGCAATCTGCTCACCATCCTGGGTGATGTTAAATGTGGCTGTGGCTGCAGCAGCAGAGGTCATGTTTGCGCTGAAGCTGATCTCATAGACACCAGGCTTCAGCAGAACAAAACGACCAGAGCCTTCTTCGTGGCGAATTGCACAGCCAGTCTTGATTCGAGTAGACCCAAAAAGAACTGGGGAGTTGACATTGACTGTTTGAGAAGCAACATTTACAGAATCAATCATGATAATTCTCCTTCCATAAACAAAGAGGGTGAGCTCTCGCCCACCCTCGAATCAATAGGGAACGGTCTGAGCCGAACTATCCTATTCTTGATGTGTTTCAGCAGTTGCAACCATTGCAAGCGCCATAGCCATTCATCGCAGTGTAGGGACTGCAGGTGATGTAAGATGGCTGCGGGAACGGACGCAGAGTGTTGATCAGAGTTGCATTCTGTGCCTGCTGAGACAGATGGAAATTCGCGGTCTGCAGCTCGCGATCCCGATCGGCAAGCTTGTCACGCAGATCCTGCATGGTGTTTGCGTTGATCAGGGCACGAGTGGCTTCACCCTCTGTATGACTGTCTGTAGAATAGTCATCTGTAACTGTGTACTCGATGCTGTCCAAGTACTCCATGAAATCTACACGGGTGTCGTTGAGCTGAGCCATCAACTCTTGTTTTTCTTTATGGGTTGTGTATGCAAAGACACTGAAAAGTGCAACAAAAGCTACACAAACTGCAAAGAAGAACACCCAAACTTTTTTGAGTTCCTTTTTGCGTTCATCAAGAAGCATCACTGTGATTTTATTGAGAGCAATGCTCTGGTCCAAGGCATCTTCTTGCTCCTTGATTTCCTCTGTGATTTTCGGATCCAAGGAAAGACCTCCTCACTTCATAATGGTTGACAGAACATACCCAACGAGTCCGCTGCACATAGCAGTTATGCCAGTTGTAATGAGTGTGTTCCAGTGTTTTGCTGGATTGTCAGCAAGCTCATCAACTGTAGATTTGAGCTCGTTAAGGGTGTTTAAGATCTGCCTGTATCGCTCATCTGTAACAGCCAATTGTGTTTTATGGTTTTCAAGCTTATCATAGATAGCTTGCCTTGCTTTGCTTGAATGTTCTTTTTCAGTGGCAAACTCTTGTTCAAGCCTTGCAATTCGCTGCTCCATTGGACAATTGCTACAATCCATTGGTCATCCTCCTTTCCAACTACATTGTACTCTTATATTGTATAATTGTAAAGAGTTATTCTGGAGAATGATAGCTCAGGGCACGATCAGAATCACCAATGCTCTTTGTTGTTGGATCCATGAAGACACCCAGGATAGAAACTGCAACAGTGGCCAACATAAATGGATTAGAGATCAGGTCTTTGAATGCCTGGCCAACGGCATCCCAGCTTGTGAGCATCTCAGGAGAGATGCCCATTGCTGTGAGAATCACACCAACAAGGCTGACCCAAAACCAAGGATTGCGGAATCGAACTGGAATATTGAGCTTGAATCTCATATAAATACCTCCCAATTAAACTGTCTTCTTGATATTCCAATAGACTGGAATATCTGCGGTTGGCTTCTCTGTAACGGTCACTGTGATGCTATTGTTTCCGAGTATGCCATATCCATCATTTATGAGGTTAAGGTTTTCTCTCAGGATCTCATCTGTTGCTGCAACACCAGAAGATTTACACATCGGTCCAGTCATGATTTTACTTGTTGCTGTAACATCTGGACCATTTGTAGTGGTGCTGAGTGTTACTGTTTGTGTGAACGCATAAGCGGTTCGGACCCAGCTATCCAGCCGCAATGTTGCAGAATACTGATGTGTCATAGAAGCAAAAACATCGGTTCGTTTTGCTTGTGGGTCAAGTGCATCAATTTGATTTTGCAGATTTGCAGCAGTATCTCCAGAGAGTTTGTCTTTGATAGATTCGAACCAAGCATTGAACTCTGTCTGGCTCACAGTCTGGAAATTTGTCAAATCTTGCTGAACTTGTTTATACAGAGTCGTTGTATCAATCTGTTCAACAACTCCATGTACGATCCCGCAAAGAGATGTATTCATACGAGTATCCTCAATGAGGGATTGGTCAATCTTTGTGATGCCACCGTCAACATGAATGATTGCAACACAGAGATCCCAGTAGTCTTCAGTTCGTAAAGGCGTAGGAGCTACTGGAGCAGCACTTGGTGTTCCTTTTGCTTTGTATACTTTAATTTCGCGCTTTGCCAGATCATACCGAATGAAAATGGCATCCAATCGGCTGAGAACACCGTCAGCAACATCAATATTAAACATATAATTTTCTGTGTTTTCATAGGTATAGCCATTGATGTATGCATAGCCAATGTTCATGGTCACTGTCATATCAGGTACAGAAGCAGCAACGACCTGTAGACCTGTGCTTGGGTTTGGAAATACACCATTAGAAATGAATCTGCTGAAATATGCTGCAAAATCTTCTGCAAGATATGTTCGGTCGTATTGCCCAGTACTAGCATCTAACTGGGCATTGAAAAATGCACTTTTTTCGGACATATTCTCACACTCCTTTCAAGCGAAGTTTTTTTGCAAGAGTCATTGGACCAAATCCAAATGTAATATAAAGTTCTTCACCGAAAGAGGTGAATGCATGCTGAACTTCAGAGATTCTTGCATTCAATTGAAGATTCAGCAAGGAATCATAGATAGTGACCATATCACCCAGAAAGTAGTCTTGACCATACTGAATATTGCCAACTGTATTGACTGTACAATCAAAACTTTGAGACTCTCTAACATCAGCAAGTTTTTCTGTTCCTCTTTGCTTCAGCAGAGCAATATAGTCTTCTGTTGAAATTGTCATTCCATCCGAGTTTGTACTTTGAATGTCTCTTGCGTCAACAAAGTATTCTCTGCGGGATTTTCCAGAAGCAACTCCAACAGAAGTTGTTTTTCTATCCACACCAGAGTCTTCGCCAGCTACAAGTGCAACATTCTTCATGTCTTGTGTGTTAAGGTTGTAGCTGGTTGACAGAATATTTTCATACTCTGTACTGAATAGTGCTTGAGGAAATACTCGTTGCTCAATTGTTCGATCATTTCCCTCATACAGTTCAAACAGCATTTGTTTATCACTTGGATGATAGGAAAGTCTGAACCCAATGCCACTTGATGCACAGATACTTGCAATGCTGTCACCAACATTGCCACCTGTGTTTTGATAAGAAACTTTCTCGGTGTCTGCAAGAGCAGCAGTCCCAAGTACAATATCCGGAATTGCTCTTTCTGTATCGGACGGAGAGATCACTTGCTGTGTGAGCATATTATAGATAATGTTCTCAGGTGTCTCTGTTATTGAAAACAATCCCCAACAGATTCTGCGATAGATGTATTCTTCAATGAGTTTGCCTTTGGCAACAATCTGAGGTGAATCATCGGACTCACCATCAGACGAGATAATACCAATGATTCCTGCGATGCCTTTCTCTTTGTCAAAAAGAATGACATTATCTGACTTTATGAGCTCTCGATTGATTTCATCTACTGGCAGGTTCACCTGAAAATCACCGAGATCGTTGTATTTCTCTGTATATGTTACAGAGATTGGACTTGCTAGAATACCCAGAAGAGTGTAGTCTTGGTCAAAGACATAGAAGTCCATTATTCCTGCACCTCCTGATATTGTGGCCTGTACTCAATCTGGATTTCCAGGTTACTTATGCCATCAGATGCACCATAGCGAAGATAATTGTTACCAGGAGCCAGCTGAATGAATTCATTATTCTCGAAGTCAAGATAGTTGAAGGCATTTGTTGTAACACCACCACTTATTTTCTTTGCAGCCTTTCTGTTCACATAAGTTGTGACCTCAAGTGTTTCTCCAGGCTCCATGGTGTGCTCAAACTTGATTTGTTTTTGGGTGTTGATGTTGATGAGATATGGGTCTACAATTGTACCTCTTGCATGAAATACAACAGTCATACCTGTATCAATTGTACCAGGGTTGTTCACTTTAATGATGACAGATGGTGATCTAAGACCCATGATAATACCTTCATTTTTGGGTATTATCAACGGAAAACGAAATTTTGGTAACCAATCTGCGATGCTTGCTTGTTTTGGTTGAGACGTATAGAACAACGGATCAGGACAGAAGAGATCTATAACAAATTTGCAGAGCACCTCATTGTTGTCTTTATAGTCAGATCCATATTTTATAGTCGTATCAGGAATGCCATCTATGGAATAGCTGTTGTATACAAGGGTGAGTTGCTGTAATGGATTGACAAAGTTGTTAAGGAATCTTTTCCTTTCTTTCATTTGTGTATATGTATCTGCCACAACCCACCCTGTGATTGCAATGTCACGGGATTCGAGGGTTGTGCCAGTTACATAGACACCGATTTGGTTTATGAATTTGTAGGTCTTTCGAGTGCTTTGGATGGCACCCCAATCAATGTAGTCCAGTACATATTTTCTGTTGTTCTGATTTATTGGGAGCTCCGTGACCATGTTCTGGTTGTTGAAGCTCTTGTTGATGAGCACAATAGAATCAACCATAGATAATCACCTCACGAAACACCCTCAGCGAGTTGACGCTGAACTTTCTTAAACTCACGAGCAGCAGTGACCGCATCAATAGCTTCTGGGCTGTAGAAGTTGAACGTGTCCCCACCAGATCTATAGCCATTGTTGTAGTATTTGTTCTCCTCCTGGGTGAGCACTCGTTCACCCTGATGAAGTGTTGCTCTGTAGCCATCAAACGGTACATAGTCAAGACCGCTTGCGTGAGAACCATTTGTAGACCCAGAGGATTGAGAGACCTTGTCGCTCTGCTTCTGCCAGAAAGTGACTTTTTCAGTAATCCAATCCACACAATCAGAGACCCAAGAAGTGATGCTCTCCCAGACACCTTTCAATCCATCCCAAAGGGAATTGAATATCTGTGCACCTGCAGCGAGCATTTTTGGAACCAGCGTCAGCAAGATTTCTTCTGGGTCATTGATTGCTGTTTTAAACCACCCTATAATGCTGTTCCACACATTTACGAACGCAGTTTTTATTGCGTTCCATGCATTTGTTGCAGCCTGTCCAATCGAAGGCAAAATCACACCGAAAAGGTTCAGGATGGAATCAAGCCCAAGATTCAGCAAAGAGACAATTGCATCCCATACTGCACCAAAGATGGCTTTGATGTTTTCCCATGCACCAGACCAGTTTCCAGTGATGACGTTTAAGAACAGAGAGATTGCATTTGTCAGTATTGCAATCACGGAACTGAAGATTGTTTCGATTGCGTTCCAAACATCTTCAAAGATCAGACGAATGTTCATCCAGTTGCTGTTCCACAGCTCTGTTATAACACCCATAAAAGCTGTGAACACGGTCTGTAGAAAGTTCGCAATGACAGTTACTCTGTCAGTCACTGTGTCAACAAATTCTGTAAGTTTATCTCGCATGCCGCCGAAGTTGTTATCCCAAGCAAGCTTCAACGCAGCAATGATTCCGATGACAGCAAGGATTGGCACTGCAAGACCTGCGATTGTCGAGCCAAAAGCTGACACCAATGGTGCAAAATTTGTGATGAGAGTAGCAATACTGTTCAATCCTGCGACGACTTTACTGCCAATCAACAGAATTGGTCCAAGTGCTGCTGCGAACTCTAGAACTTTTGTAATCGTTTGAACTTGCTCGTCGTTAAGGTTATTCAACCATGTCACAACACTTTGAATGAATGCTGTAACATCTTTGACAAGAGGCAAAAGTGCTTCACCAAACGCAATCGCCAATCCCTCTAGACCAGACATAAGAATAGTCAACTGACCGTTAAGGTTGTCCAATTGGGTGTCCGACATTTGTTCAGCAGCATCACCAGCGTTGTCAATTGTAGAACTCAACTCATCCCAACGGTCTGTGCAGTTGGAAAGAAGTGCGTTAACACCCGCAATATCTGCTTTGTTGAAGATAGTGTTGATAGCATTGAGTCGGTCAGACTCAGACAACCCATCAAGAGCGCCACTCAAGTCTTTGAGGACATCTTGAAAGTTTCGGACATTTCCATCTGCATCTTTGGTTTGGATGCCCAGTGTTTTAAGCTCTTCTGCAGCTATATCTGTGGGTGCATACAAACTCAGGATCACATTTCTAAGTTTTGTACCACCCTCTGATGCGGAAATACCTGCATCACCAAGGATGCCCAAGGCAGTGAAAATATCTGTAAAGTTAAGATTTGCAGATTTTGCTGCACCACCTGCGACCAGAAGCCCTTCACCAAAGTCAGAGACGGAACCATAAGCACTAGATGCTGTGACAGCCAGTTTATTAGACAACTCAGACAAGCGATCTGTGCCATAGCCCATGACATTCAGACCGTTGGCTGCAAGCTGAGTAGCATAGTCCAGATCAAGTGCACCAGCGGAAGCCAGATTTAAGACTTCAGGCAAGGCATCATAGATTTCATTGACATTATAGCCAGCCATGGCCATATTATTGAGAGCTTCAGCTGCTTCTGTTGCGGAAAACTTTGTTTCAGCACCCATCTGTTTTGCCAGGGAGCTCAAGGAGTCCATGGTGTTTACAGTCTGACCTTTCAATTCAGATGTACTGTCAGCAGTCAGACCCATTGTTGCCTGGACCTGAGACATAGCAGATTCAAAGGTTGCGGCTGTTTTTACAGAGACCGTTCCAAGACCGACAAGAGGTAGTGTCACGGTCTTTGTTAAGGTAGATCCCGTCTTTCTCATCGCAGAGGAGAGGGCAGTCATTTTGTCCCCAGCTTTTGTGCTTTTGTCAAAGAATGTCTGCATGTCTTGCGATGCAGTTGTCAAGCCTTTCTTGAAATTGCTTGTATCAAGTAACAGATAGCCAACTGCAGAACCCAAATCAAGAGCCAAAGAACCACCTCCAATCACTCATATTTTGCATACAAACTGCTCAAAGTCTTCACATGTGTAATGAACTTTGGCTCTTCTTTATTGTCAAGATGAGACATGATCAGGACACATGCCTCATCGAAGCAATATGAGGTGTATTCATCAAGATCACCCAACAATTGGGATGGCCTGACTTTATACCTCTGTGCCACTCCCAGCAGCTGCAAGATCCTTGGGCTCCTGACGAAATGGGTCGAGTGCCTTAACACCTCTCTGGGAGTAGGAGAATACAAACATCATCTGATCATCAGTCAGCTGAATGCCTGCATCCTTGATCTGCTGATAGGTTGGCTCAACGAAACATGCATCACAGACAGTATCGAGAATCTCCATGACATCACTCATTGCACCTTTGTTCTTCTCATCCATTGTACCATTGATGAAAAGCGTATTGGCAGACTGCAAGAGAGAGTTGGGAATTCGACCAGCCTTAACAAGCGCGAGCATGGAAGGACGCTTCAGGCGAGCCACAAAGGTCTGACCCTCAGCAAAAGGTGGGAGTTCCACCAGCTGACCCATAGAATAGCTCTTCAGAGCTTCGAGACTTGTTACTTCCATTGTTTACTCCCCCACTGTTGGCAACTGTTTGACATAGGTGATCTTGTACGGTGGCTCACCATTTGCTGGAGCGCTGTTGATTGTGTACTGTGGTGCGCGGAACTCATCATCTTTGGCACTGAAAGAAACTGGAACACCCTTGCAGTGCGGATAAGTGCACTTCTCATAACCAGTGATCAGGCCAGCAGCATCATAGATGGCAGTGTAGATGTTGCACTCAAACTCGTCGACCTCTTCTTTGGAGCCAGCGACAGGCGGTGTATAGCTGCTGACACCAAAACCAGCATCACTATCACCCTCTGCGGTCTGCTCAGCAGTGGTCCAGTATTTGATGATGCCACCCTGAAGGATCTTCACCAGCTCGGCATTGAACACATTGTCGGTCAGAGTGATGGTATTGCCAGTGATAGTGACCTGCTCACGCTTCTGAGCAATCAGAACACCCTTGACAATCAGCTTTACAGCATCAGTAGTTTCGGACTGAACCGACAGACCGACTTCTGTAGCAGTTGTGAGGGCGATCTCATCAGTCTTGCCTTTGGGCTTGCATGTGACCATTGCCACATCAATAGTTGCAACTTCGTTGCCCTTTTTTGTAGCCATAATGATTTCCTCCTTGTATAGATTATTTCATTCGTCGATAGTTACAGAATTGTTCGGATACCATATGACCCTTGACAGAGTCATCATAATATGGAGCGGTCTGGTAGTGCATTGGGCGAATCATTGGCTTTAGTTCTCTCATTGCATCTTCCATCATTTCTACATACTTTTCAAGATATGTGTATTGATCTTTGGGTACATAGCAAAGAATGTCATACAAATGCTGGTTAGACGAATAGTTCCCAGCTTGGTTCATTCCGGCTCCTTTGACAACAATATAAGGAGTGACACACTCCCCTTTGTGCTGAGCCGGAGTATAGACATCAAATCCCTTGGCAACCAAGTGATCATAGATATCCATGTATCGGGTTTCACCAGCCATGGCGTGTCACTCCTTTATTTCAATCTGTCCAAGAGGTTTTCAAACCCTGGCAGAATATCATTTTGTCCAACTTCTCGGATGGTGTCTTGAATTATTGCAAATCTTTTTTCATGAGCCAGCTCCAGCCAAATACCATAATCAACACCGTGCGCCAGTCGCAGTTTGTAACCAGTTGCCACTGTAAGGACATCACCCTTTAGACGCTGCCGAGCTGCTCCGGTGCGATCAGTCCACGGTCTGTGCTCCTTGGCATAGTTTTGAAGTTTGAGTGCTCCAGTCTCGGCATACATCCGGATTGCTTCGTCAGCTTTGTCCGGAGCTCCCTGAAGACCATTTAGCAATGATTCAGCATCAAACTTTATCCCTGCCATAGAATCACTTCCAGTGAGATATCAAAAGCCAACCCAAGCATATTGATGTCAAGGACACCTGTGACTTTGTAAGTACAATTGTCAATGATGACTTTGTCATCGATGTGCAGGAGCTTTGCTTTTGGGTCATTTGTCAAGATCTGGGGAGATTGCTTTGCAGTAATTGTGGAACCATCTGTAGCTGTTTTTGTGACATAACTGGCAGTAGAGTGCATTACACCTTTAAGCTCAGCAACAAGCTCTTGTTTGCCAGTAGGTTCTTTGTACTTGCTCAGCATGTCACGATTGAACTGATATACAACCCCAAGAGTATCAATCATGCGTTTGACCTTGTGAGGTTGAAATTTCTGGGTCTTCATCAGTTATCACCCATAAGGATCCCACTGTTTGTGGGTCTATATCTAGAAGCCATGCGACGGAAATACTTGCTGCTGTCTGCAGTAGTCAACCCGCTTATGGTTAAGGTTGTGTCTTCTGCTTTTATGCAAAGACAGGTGTATGCAGCCAGGTCGATATTTCCGCCAGCACGATCTAGATGGTACTGAAGCTCTGCATCACTGAAGAACGGAACATCTTCTTCACGACAGATCATCTTCAGCTCTTCAATGCCTGCAGCCATTTCAGTCCTCCTCGTTCATTGTCTCACGAATTGCGTTTCTGATCTCGCGCTTGGAACGCATGCTCTCGGCATCGATACCATACTGCGTGGCCAACTGGCGAAGTTCACCCAGAGACAAAGAGCTGAGTGGGCGCTCGGAGAGATCCTCACCTTCATTGGTAATTTCGTCCTCCAGGACGTCTTCATGATCTGGGTCAGGCAGGTTCATACCAGAGATGATGGGATCCTTGTGGTCGTCCATAGACCAGCCCTGGTCTTTGAAGATGGTTTCAAATGCACCAGCAGAAACTTTCGCGGTAAGATCGCCTTTGTGAATAGTGATCATTCAGGTCACCTCCGATCACTCACCGGAGTGAGAAACATCGGCGATGATAATCTGGTCAGCAGCTTCAAAGCTGGGCAGACAGATCATGGAAACTTTGGTCTCAACATTGACTGGGTCGAACTGACCGTGTGTAGCAACGGCAACACCAGTGTCGGTGATAGCAACCTGAGTGCTGTTGCCGATCTGACCAGCCATCAAGTCAGATTCCTCAGGAGTGGTGCCAAACCAAGTGCTACCCAGATCACCCTCAGGGATCATGGTAAAGGTGTTTGCAGGAATGAATGGTTTGGTGGCGCCAGCCTCATCAACGAACTTCTTGGTGTTGACCTCAATAGTCAGACCCAGGTTCTCCTGCAGATAGCGACGAACCATGGGCTCATTCAGAGCAGCCTGACCGTTGGACAGAACGAAATTGCTCTTGATGATAGCATCGTTCTTCAGGAAGTAGTTGAAAGTGGCACGATCACAGATGGCACGAGTAGGACGAACACCAGTCTCGTCCTCGATCAGATCCTGCCAGGTCCTGATGTCACCCATGATGTCGGCAGCAGGGTTGGACCAAGGAGTGGTAGTCTGAACCTTGTGAGTGCTGGGGATGCCATAGTCATAGTTGTAGTCCTGGCCATTGGCACTGATTGCAATCAAACCAGTGGTCAGCAGCTGCATACGCATGCGCTCACGCTGGGCACGAGCACCATCCAGCAGTCGAGTCTCGTCGTCGAAAACATTGTTCATGACCGAATCCACATAAGCGGGATTGTTGGTCTCCAGAACCATGTTCAGCTCCTGACGAGTCTCTTCATCGATCAGGACACCCTCTTTGAAGAATGGCATGTTGGTAGAAACGGTGCTGAAGCCGATGCGATCACGGATCTTGACCTTGGCATCATAGGCACTGGGATTCAGTACGACGGGAAGACCCTTGGAACCCTTGATCCACTTCAGATTCAGGCCACGCTTCTTGCGAGCGGGGAACAGAGACTCACCCAGATATGGACCACGCTGATTGGCCATAGTATTCCAATACGCCACCAGCTCACTGGCAGTGACAAGTTCAAAAATTGTCATATGTGTATTCCTCCTTGTGGTTGTTGGTCACACTATTGTAAAGATTTTACTTCACAAAAATGATGTGCTTCAGAGCAGCTTTGACTTCTGTGGTGATCAGTGCCTGAGTGGTAGAATCCAGCTTGTTAAGGTCTACCACGCCAGCGACCAGAACAGTGCCATTCTGCTTTGCTCCAGAAGCATCGACCTCGTGCAGCAGCAGACCCACAGCATCGGAAGCACCAGAAGTTGTCTGTGCAGCTGTGAAGCCAGTGTTTCGGGCAGTCAGATCACCAGCGATTGGAGTGCCAGCCAGCAGTTTCTTGCTCTTTGCGATGACACAAGAGAAGGCAATGGCATTTTCCGGAGCCCAAAGAATACTCTTTGGAGTGACTGCTGTTTTGGTTGTGATGCCAGACTGATTCAGCATGTTTTATTCCTCCTTAAAATGATTTCTTGAAGAACGGATTTTCTGCTTGGGTATTACCCATACGAGACTTGGCCAGTCGCTCACCCATAGACATCTGGTGACCATTGGTGTTTCTCGCAGGGTTCGTAGATCGCCCTGTTCCAACTGTACTTGTCTGAGAAGCCTCATTGAAGAAGACAGGATATGCTTTCTTCACCTGCTCAAGAGCAGCTTTGAAGTCCGTCTTGTCATTGACCTTGGTGCTTGCCAGAGCCATCAGGTCATCGATGGTGTCTGCTTTTGCACCAGCTGCCAGTGCATCGTACTTTCGCTGAATTGCCAGAGCATTGGCTTCTGCGTCAGCCTGAGCCTTTTCAGCTTTGCTGGCTCGGTCGTTGGCTTTCTGCAGATCAGACTTCTGGCTCTCTTGCTGAGCGAGATAGTTCTTGATGGCATTTCGAGAATCCTCAGTGTCTTCAATGCCCAACTCTTTGAGAAGAGCGCGACGACCCTCAGCTTTCTCTTTGGCAGCGATCCGATTGATGTCTTCCTGTGTAAAGGTTTTGTTTCCTTCCTGTCCAGAGCCATCGCCAGTGCTGGAATTTGCACCAGTGCCGTTTGCGCCAGCAGCACCAGAACCCTCACCACCAGCAGGTGCACCAGCCCCATCAGGAGCCAGCATAACCAAAATAGGCTTCCCAAACATTGTCAGTTTTCGCATTGTGATCTCCTATCTCCGGAAAAGTGCATCCGGTGTGCATAATTCCAGCTTGAATTTCTGTTCGCCCAGCTGGTGAACCGAACCATCAAAACATGCCAAGGCATGAAATCAGTGATCTTCCCTGAGTCCCATATAGCAGTATGGCTGTCTGTAGCCTTGCTTTGGAGTGTAACCACCTTTCTTCCCGTCATAATCTCTTGGAGTCATTTCGCCTTTCAAATGAGTGACTCCAGCAATACAATCAGGATATGGACAAGTGAAGCAGTCATCGTGTTTGCAACGACTTTGATTCATAATACACCCTCCAAATAGACTCTACTTTATTATACTCCATCTACACAAAAATGTAAAGAGAATTTTAAAACTATTTTCTCAAGGACTTTGCAAACTCATCCAGAGCAGAATCTGATTTTCCTTTTACCCAATCAGCTAATCTGTTCGAAATTGTAGTCATGCTGTCTGGGATGACAGCAATGAATGTACACAGGCCATTTGGATGATCAAGTGGCAGATCCCCTTTTGCATAGATTTGACCATCTCGCTCTTTACAGAGCTCACAAGTTCTATCAGAATTTGCAGACACCCACCTATATCCTGTGACAAATGGATTCTTCTCACAAGTTCTTTCTAAACTCTGTTGATATGCATGAGACACAAGTGTTCGTGCTAATCGTTGGGCACTATAATCAATGACTCTGTTTGTACCTGGATAGACTTTGCTCCAGTCCCATTCTTTTCGTGCAAGTGGATTGACATAGCGTTCAAGATCCTTGGCTATGTCATAAGCACTTTTGTTTAATGCGACACCCTCAGCGATGATCTTGTCAATGTCTTTATGGGTCTTCTTAGACATGCCCCAGATTGCTGCAGAGAGAGTCCAATTGTCATCATAGATGTTTCCTGTAGCAATGCTTGTGACGATCTGATTTGGTACATGAGAGAACGCACCCTCAATACCAAACATGCCAATCTTAGACAGAAACTTTTTTTGGGCATCAACAACTCCTTGAGCAGTTGTTTTCATACTCGATCGAATGACCCGATCAATCTCTTGGCCAACTTCATCACTGGCATCTGTGAGCTGATTGGCTAGCTTGTTAAGGTATTCTTGTCTAAGAACAGAACTGATGTTGTCCTTGCTTTTGAGCTTTTCAGCTTGTTCTCGTGCTTGCTGAGCCAACCTTTTGTACATGCTTCGAATTTCTCGTTGTTGCTTGATCGATACATTCAAGCGCACTTCTTCTGCACTCTTAAGATTTAAAAGAGAAGAGGAGCCACGAGTCATGCCCCTCCTCATTGATGCATCAAAGTTGGTAGACATAGTCGTGGCTCCTTATTATACACCCTCTGGAGTAGCATCCCCATCAGCAGGGCTTGGCTCCTCTGTGGAGGACTCTGTTTTCTCCTGACCAGTTTCTTTACCCTGTGGCTGGATCTGTTCTGTGGGCATGAAACTATCCTCCAGGAGCTGACGCTCGAGAGCGATCTGCTTCAGCTCATCCAGAGCTTCATCATCAGTCAGCCCACGCCACTTGACCATATAGGCTTTCTTGCTCATTGTCTGAGCATTCACCTCAGCCAGATCAACCTGCTTCTCCTCGGCTTCGTCCTCAGGAAGTGGATACTGATTGTCAACACGGATAGAGTACTCAATATCAGGAAGTGCTTCTCCGTTTGTGTAGCGAGAACAGAACTCAGGATAGAGCTTGGCACCCTCGATGATAGTTCTCACCATGGATTCCAAGGCAGGTCTCCAAGCTAGCATCTTCTCATCACAACGAACGATTAGACCCCAATAAATGGCTTTCAGTGTTTTGCCACTGGATACAACACCCTGAAGTGCCTCTGGGCTTGTGTTGGGCATGTCCATCTGACTGTACATGGTGTTTTCGATTCGGTTAAGGGTTGTTGTCAGAGCATTTGTGTACTCCATAGGCGCAGACAAAACGCCGACTGTACCAACCCTCTCTGAAGCACCCTGATCATCAGATGCCAGATCCCAGAATGCACCAGCTGCTGTAGACAGACCCTGAGTTGTCTTTGGGTTCATGTCGATAGTATAGCGCACAGGGTTCATGCCCTTTCGCTCAGCATCCTGATCAGCATTTGCCAAACGAGAATATGCTTGCTCATACTCATCCAGCTGGTCAACCTCGGACACACCCTGAATATCACCGCTCAAGCCATCATTGATGATGACAAAAGCAGGAATGTAGGAGAACCGTGTAGCTGTGTCAGGAGTGATCGTTTCTACGACATTGCCCATGCCATCATAGAGCTCCTCTACGATGTGACACATCTTGTCCTCACCAATGTAATACTTTTTCTTGTAGATACGCTGTTGAGCTTTGTCTGCAGAGTCTACAGTTGTATAGAACGACACGAGCTTTGTAATCACATCAATATCTTCTGGGTCTGTTTCAAAAACAAACTCCAAAGATGGGTTGAATGTAATCTTGATGCCATTCTCATTGAAATTGATGAACAGAGCAACACGCTTGCCGATGAAGCAGTCTTTTGCAGCTTTAATGAGCTTTGAAGAGACTTTATTCTCCTTGATGACTGCATCAACCAGGTTCTGTAGGATTGTCTGCTCCTGCTTGATCTGCTGTTTCTGGGTCTGAGACAGCTCAGTGTCCATCTCGACATCAATCCAGAAGTCCGGAGTTTTTGCAAACAGGAACCGTGCCTCTTTGTCAATCAGACTATGGATCTTCTTGTACCGAAGCTGGCTTGGAGTGTAATCACCGTTGCTGCCCTCAGTCGCAAAAGAGCTTCCTTTTTCATAGATCTCATAGTATTTGATAAGACTGCCAAGCTCAGCAAGGAGTGCAGACCCATAGATGCCAGAGATCTCATCATTGTAAATGAAGTATGGAATGCTAGTCTGACGCTGAAGAGTCTGAATTTGCTCAGATGACAACTTGATAAAATTGGTCAACGCCATGTGCATCACCTTCTTCTCTTTTTAGTCATCTCATACGTTTTACGCTCATCTTCATAAGCAATATCCGAAATAGTGCCTTTTGCCCAACTTTTTGCTTTCACTTTAGAAGACAGTGTTTTATAATAATGAGTCTTCCCACTATCAGCATACACATCTGCTCTATATCCATCAGAGGTTTTGCGAATGCTACTTTCTACATATGTATTGCCATCATCGTACTCTGCTCTAGAAACTCCTCTAGATGTACGATATTTAATGCTGTTGACTTCATTTTCAATTTCTGCACGTGTACGCATTGCAGATGCACCACCTGCTCCGCCACCGCCTTTTCCAGAACTAGAACCAGAACCACCCATAATAGTTACTCCTTTCTATCAAGATCTTACAAGAACACCATAGCGTCTTGCATACTTCGTATTGCTTCTGATATTGTAGCCAAGAGCATTCAATCTACCAGTTCTAATAGAACTGTTACGTCTCTCTGTACGAAATTCAATGCTGTACCCATTCTCATTGGCAAGTGCTGAGAATTCTTTTTCAAAAGCTCTGTCAGAGACTTTGCCGCCCTTGTCACTTTCAGCGATGGTCACCTGAGAAGATCCATATCGAGCAACCTCAGGAACTGCTTCACGAAGAAGACTCACTGCTCGTTCAGAAGCACCAGTTGCATTCTTGATGCTGACACCACCCTTGCCGCTTGAGCTTCCGCTACCACCCATTGATTTGTACCTCGCTTTCTTTATTGTGACTATATCATACTCTCATTGCAAACAATTGTAAAGAGGTTTTCTCAATTTTCTTTGAGTTTTCCGAATCTTTCTTTGTATGCTGGAGCAATGAAAAGCACATTTGCGTCTTTCCCCTCAAGCCAATGGGGCTTGTTGCCGTAGAACAAAATCTGTTTTGGCTCAAGAACTTCGAGCATTTTGTGATACCCATTGAAGAAGTTTTCTCGAGCAGCAACTTCTTTCTCGGCACCCAGACTGGAAATGATCACCAAGCTCTGGTGAGGAAGCCCATCAAAGGTGTATTCAAAACTGTCAGCATCGCTGAAATTCACAGTAGGAATAACACGCAGACCGTTCATCTGCCACCAAGCAGACAACCATTTACTGCGATAGCTGTTCCAGATCTGCATCGCTACAGGCATATCGGTGTACTGACTGAAGTTTGGGCTGCATACAGCTTTGAATTGCCGAAGAAACTCCAGATTGTTGTTTGGGTGATACCAAACTCGCTCAAACAGGAAGTCAGGTGTAAAGAAATGCACCACTGTGTCTTTACGCTTTTCCATTGGCACTTTTGTAGCACTGTGAAATTCTACAAAATTTTCTGGTGCCTTGAAATTCTTCATCACCATGCCTTTGATCATGGGCATATGATATTTGCCCTCCATTGGCATATCAAGTGGTGTAAGAAGAAAGTTATTGAAGTCTCGTTCACCTTTGGTCATGTTTCATCACCTCTATTCTCATTATACTCTTCTCTGTTCGAAAAGTAAAAGTTTATTTTCTTTAACCACCCTTGACTGTAGCTCTCTTGATCTCTTTGATGTTTGCCACGTTGTAGTTGTCTAGACCATACCAAATCGCAGAGAACGTATGTGGGTCAATGTTGAACTCATCATAAATGAGATTGCCATTGTTGTCCTTTGCATAGGTAAGAGTCTGAAGCTCACGAATTGTATTCTTGCACTTTGGGGAGCAAATGATTTTGCGGAAGCGCTTGACCTTTCTTGTATTCTCGAGACGACTGCCCGCATACTTATTACAAGCACGAATCTGGAAGCCCTCATTTTTGTAATACTGAATTGCCTTGGGCTCAGCGCAATCGGCAACCAGAGGAATGCCCTCATAGGTGAGAATCATTCGACCATTTGTACCTGTAGTCCATTCAGGCTTATATCCAAGAGCAGTCAATTCCTTGGCTGTCTCTGGGTCGGTCATCCTGTTCTTGTAATACTCATCATAGATGTAAAGGTATTTCCTCTCATTGTCAACTGCCATACGAACAATTGCGTTGTACGAAGTCTCAAAACCGAAGTCAAACCCATTGAACAAGAAGCGTTGTGGCGTGCCATAGACAACATTCATGACTTCCTCATGAGTATCAGCAACCTCAAACTGAGGCAATACACGAAGACCATTCAAGCCAAATTGTCCCCAACGTGCAATTCGATACAAGTCTGGGTCATATGACCGCATGTCATCAAGAGTCTTGATGTAGCTCTTGGGCATGAAATAGTTGTCGTCTACAGTGCTGTGATGGTAGTAGACTCCATTCTTTACGATGGTTCTCATCTTGTATAAGCGCTCATCATCAAGAATGACAATCTGCTGACCGTCACTGTCAACTCGCTTGAAGAAGTGAGTGTACACCCAGTTCTCCATGCCAACAGGGTTGGTGCTCAAGATGAAGTGAATGCTCAATGTTGGGTGACGTGCACGACCAAGCAACTCTTTGTAGCCATCATATTTCAGCTCAGAGCACTCTTCGATCCAGATGATGGAGATGTTGTTGATAGATTTGAGCTTTGCTGGCTTGTCCATACCCTTGAAAATGATCTTGGAACCATTGGGGAAAGATAAGGACATGGGACTGGTTCTGTAGAGAACCTTCTTGTTCTTCTCTCTTGGGCTCTCACCAAGCATGTCCAGATCTTCGAGGATCTCAAGAAATAGGTCAAAGCAAGACTCACGAATTGTGTCATAGACTTCACGTACAACAAGCACTTTTCGTACTTCAGTCAGGCACTTCAATATCAACTTGAATGCAATGTGATAGGACTTCGAACTACCATACCCACCGACCAGTAGATATGTTCGATAGTCCCAATCGTATAGGAATTCTTCAAATCGAGGATTTACAGCTTTTATAATTTGCATAGAGCAGTTCCTTCATGAATTGTATTGCCACTCATGACTGCCGAATTTGATTTATACCGTGTATCTAAATTCAGCATGCCGCCGGGAGAAGTAGCTTTGTACTCGGCAAGGCTGATCTCATAGATAATTGTGTTCTCTACCATACTTTAGCTCTCATCTCATACGGTAACAATAGACTCCGGCGCCTAACGTATAAACAACACCTGGATCATGATTCGTTTTATGGAAAATGTCATATAGGTAGGTTAGTGGTGTTATCTGTGCCGTGCCGTTTCTGGCATAGGCTCCAATATTCAGCATATTAGCATTGCAGACATTTGTAACTGCATGAACATTTCCGGCCCCGCTATAATGCGCCAGAAATCCGGGCTCCGGTATGCCTTGTGCAACCACTGTTGCCGCGTACTCCGGAATAGGGTTTTCATAGCCGCTCTGATACTGTATGACCAGATATAAATATTTGTCTTTTGTCCATGTTGCCGCTTTTACGTGGCCTCCACCGTTGTGGTATCCTGCGGGGACTGTGTAAGAACTCCCGGGGTTTATGATTGTGTCCACTGCGCCTCGATTTGGCATCCTCCCTTCTTTGATGATTTTGTCTCCTGCATAGAATCTTTTTCCGGATAACACATCGGATTCTGCAGCATTGGCAAGTGCCAACTTCGTTTTTGACAGCCCACCACCTGCAGATATCATTGTATCAGCCATGTCACTTCACCTCTTTGTACTTGTTGCCAGTGATGTCTTCATAGTCCTGAGCAGTGATGAGCTTTCCGACAGCATCTTTCACTGCCTCGTCAGACCACCAGCCTCTGTCATACCAACGAGCAATTTTCTCTTTCATAGCAATCACTCCTCACTTGGCAACAATGTATTTGTCTGTAGTGCAGTATAGGTCACCTGAGCGTCAATTTTGTCGAGTAGCTCTCTACGAGCTTCCTCTTCCTTGATCTGCTTCTCATATTCTTCCTGAGCTTTCTTCAGTTCTTCCTCAGCAGCTTTGGCATTCTCTTCCTCCTGCTTCTTGCGTTCTGCAATAGCAGCAAGCTCTTCCTCTGTATAAGGAACATATCTTTTCACTGCCTCATACTCATCCCAAGCTGGCCGAGCAGGAGAATCTTCTACTTCATGCCGAAGACCAGAGATAGAATCGTGCTGCATCACTTCAAGATGAAATTTTCGTGGAGTTGCTGGATGATGCTTGGAAACAATCTGTGCATCCTCGAGGTGGCCTTTTGTCAGATCATAGTCTTTGAGCTCCATCATGAGCTTGTCATCATACACTTTCATGTGGTTCACCTGCTTCTGTTGCGTTGCCGTCCTGCATCGTTTCAGCATCCAGCGCATCGTAGTATTCCTGCGCCAGTGCTTCCACCTCGGAAATGTCATCTTCTGTCAGTAGCCCATTGTCAAGGTGCGTATACGCCTTGTCCAACCAGAACGCAACGTCGCGTCCTGCTGCAATCTCTCGCTTGATGCTGCGCAGCGTCAAATCGTGCCGTGCTTTACTCTTGATAGCCATGGTGATTTCTCCTTTCAGGTTTGAGATGCAACTGCATCTTCCAAATCGGTAATCCGCTTAATGGGGTCTGCGCGTCCCGTCACAGTTGCGCTGTCGGCGTCTGTGAGCACGGTGTTCGCTCCCGCAAGTGCGGGCAACGCCGCCCCGCCAGTGGCGGTGAAGGGCACAGGCTCTGCTAGCTTGTAGGAGACTTGAACAGGTGTTCCTGCGGCGTACTGGGCGGCAAGATAGGCATTAAAAGCATTAACATCTTGGAAATACTTTCCCAGCAACTGCGGTTTTGTGAAAAGATATCCTTTATTCTTATTCCCGCCAAAAGTTTCAGGAGGAAAATGACTACAATTTGTATCATAGCCATTGCGTATACCGGGTGATGAATTTTGTGGTAGATTCCAAAATTCACCGGACAGTCTAAACTTGTTGGTTGTCCCGTCCAGCGTGATAATCTTTGTGTTTTCGTGTCCATCACCGCTCACCGCGTCCCTCCTGCACAGGTTCCCAGCTGGCCTTTACGCCCAGCGCGTATCCCGCCACAGGGTAGCACACAACAGGGTTGCCGCTTTCTTCCAGAGGCGGGCAGAGCATATCAATGATGTGCTTGCTGCTCCACGGCGCGACCTCGCTCACCGCCGCATCATCAATCTGTACGCCGTCTTTTCCGTCTTTACCATCTTCACCATTGTAGATGTCTACTGATGTTGTACCAGTAGCATCAACAATTGTTACATGATGTCCGTTTTCAATACTTTCTACTGAAATTGTAGGACTGACACCATCTGACCCACGATCACCTTTATCACCTTTAGTGCCGTTCTTCACAGTGGCTTTTGTGGTTCCTTCTTCATCTGTAATTGTGATTTCGGCACCATTTTCAAGCTGAGTGACTGTAGCTGTTGGACTGAAGCCTTTGTCTCCTTTGTCTCCCTTTGCTCCTGTATCTCCTTTATCACCAGTATCACCCTTGTCGCCTTTGGCACCATCTTTACCATTGTATACAGTTGCAGTACTTTCACCACTCTTGTCCCTGATGCTGATGATGGCACCATTCTCTATCTGAGTTACATTAGCGCTAGGACTGTACCCATCCTCACCATTGAATTTCCCTTCATCAGCATCATTCCGTACACTAGCTGCTGCATCTTCAGCTTTCTTTGCACTGCCTGCAGCTTTTTCTGCATCTTCCTGAGCAGACTTTGCAGCATTCACAATTTGATCTACAACGCTTGGAGTTGGGCACACAGGATCACCAGACGCAATATCTTTGTGATCCCTGATGTTATAAGCAACATTTGTAGAGATCAGTTGAGTATTTGCTTTATAGCCAGCAAATACAATAATGCCTTTTCCTGATTGCTTTGCAGTTGCTCCTGGAGGAACATCGATAATTCCACTAGATAATACTGCAACTTTGATAGGCTCAGCACCAGAAGGTGGAAAGAAAGAGGCAATGATCGAAAGATTCTCCCATCCATGAGATGGCACGATTTGTAATTGTTCAACTCCATAACTGTCATAAGTGCCAAGCTCTATGGCCTCATATGGAGGAATATTTGTCCCATAGCCTTTCAGTGTAATTGTTTGCATGTATTTATCACCTCACACCCAAGAACTCGTATATTTCAGTCTCAACTCTTTAGAGAGAGCCAGGATCTTGTCTGCGTCTCCCTGTGAGACCGCCTGGAAGGACACTGTGGAGGTCGTTTCGAACGAGATAGATAGTTTATCAGCCAGCTCTCGGAACGCTTCCACGTCCTCCACAGACGCTCCAGAGATGACTGGCTTCTGTAACTTTCCACTCACAGGCTTTTCCTCTTCTTTTTCTTCGTCTTTTGCACCAGGCAGAGCTTTCAATAGATGATTCATGTCAACATGTCCTGTGATGCCCGCAACCACACCGGAGCTCGTGTACTGATGAATGTACCTGGGAAGTGCCCTGTTGTAGTTTACACGATAGTCAGCAAGCCACCCAACATAGTCTTTGCACAGATCTTCATAATCAATATTTGTACCTACGAAAGATGTGAATGTATACACACCAGCGATCATGCCCAGCTCCGCTGCTCTCTTACAAAATGCTCTTGCACAGGCAGTTCGCTGGGCTTTACTGATTTTGTCGGCACGGCCATCATGTACACTATGACTCCATTCGGCATCAAAGAACAATGGATATCCACGCCCAGAGGTCATTGTGTTGATCAGCCCAACAGCATATTCGGCTTCAAGCATTGCTTCCGCAGTTGTAATTGCCTGAGAGAAGAAATAGAATCCGAAGAGCTTGTTGTTCTGCAGAGTACCTCTGACATTCTCCTCAAATCGTTCATCTCTCATCAGCTGCCCATTGCCATAGCCACGATATCCAACACGCACAATTGCTTTATATGGAACCTTTGCCCAATCGATCTTGCCCTGATGCTTCGATACATCAATCAGTGTTTCCAGATGATCATTGCTCTCACCCAGCATATTCACCGAGCACACACTATTTGGCAGACCAGAGTATGCTGTAGGATCCAAACCTTTGCTCGTAGCAGTTGCACGCACTTCGAGATGACAATGTTTGTATGGGGGATTATTGAGGGCAGCGTTGCCTGTATTCCCCATGATTGCAATTGGCTGACCACTGGTGACTTTCTGACCAACCTTAACCAACAGAGAGGAGCAGTGACAGAAGTACAGCCAGTTAACAGCATCAGGAGTCTGACTAGCATCGAGCTGCACACTCACATAATATCCCCATTCCCATGTCCTATTGCTCTTGTCTTTTACAATGCGAGCCTGACGAACAGTGCCTGTGATTGCTTTCTGTGAGCCATCCTTAAATGTATAGTAGGGGAAATGAATGACATCATTGTCCTCACCCACGATATCTTGTCCACCGTGCCAAACTTTACCACCGCCGCGAGTGTACCCATAGCAGCCATATCTGTATGGAATTGTGTTTCTGCCTGTGAAAAGACCTTTCATATTGCCTCCTCAAACACCTGTAGAGCCAAAGCCACCTTGGCCACGAATTGTATCATCGAGAGAATTCTGTTTGAATCTCGTTTGCTGATATTGCACAATTACAAGCTGGGCAATTCTCATGCCATCTTTGACCTTGAATGGCTCACCACCATTGTTTTGCAAAATGACACCGAGCTCTCCTCGATAGTCAGAGTCGATCAGCCCAACACCATTTGCCAAACAGATTCCATGTTTCAGAGCAAGACCACTTCTACCCAAAAGCAATCCACAGCAACCATCGGGAATTGCAATCTTGATCTTTGTTGGAACCAAAGCTCTTGTCCCTGGCCAAACAGTAATCTCTTCATCAATTCTTGCAAAAACATCAGCTCCAGCAGAGCAAGGAGTTGCATACTTTGGAGCAATTGCCTTTGGATCAACAAGGCTGATTTTTGTTTGCATTGACGTTGCAATTTTTCCATAATTGATATTGTAATTATTATTGCAGCCACACGAACAGTTATTCGTCATCATCGATCACCTCACTACTCTTACTCTTCGGCTTTGCACGGACAATGTTGATCACGACCTGATTGTCGCCAACATCTTCACCCTCAATGAGGCGTTCCTTGATCTTGAGCTGTCTCTTTTGCAATTCATAGTCCTGCTGCATCTTCTTGATCGTTGCAAGATTGCGAGCCATCTCGATCTCCTCTTGCTTCGTAGACCATCGAAATCCAGCTCTCAGCATGAATTCAGCACCAGTTACACCCTCACGATTGAAGAGCTGCTCCTCACTGTATTGCTCGATTTTTTGTCGAGCAGTCATAATCACATTGGAAAACTCGGGATGCACAGTTCCTGCCAAACTTTTATAAGTATAGTTTTTGAGCGTTGTTGTACTCATGCCAATGGCAGCTGCAAGACCCGAGATCGTGTATGGCTTGATCTGTCCAATAATTGCATGACCTTCCTTGTCAGTGACTACATTGCCCCATTTGTCTCTCAGTGGACCATTACAGGACTCGAAGTATTTGTCACACAACTCTTGCATTTCTTCAGGAGTTTCAACAATTCTGCGCTTGCCCAAGAGATGCTGATATGGAAACAACAAATTCAATGCCTTGTTGCGGGCATGAACCTTGCGCATGTTCTCGCGCATTGTGCGCTCATAGGAGTCCTTCTCAGCAACGATGAAAGTGAAGTCAATATAGACTTTTCTTCCCTCAATTTTCTTAAAAGCACCCACTATATCACCACCAGTCATTGTAATATTATAATATCTCTTTAGAGATATTATAATACGATCATCTCCTATTGTAAATTTTTTCAGTTACCCAAGCACACTACACCACACCCATTTCTACCAGCTCTCTCCGTCTCTGACGGAAAAGCCCAGGGTGCATACCCGAAAAATGGCTCCGCCACCTTTTCACACCGACACAGAAATTTTCAGAAATTTCAGTCTATTTCACTCGTTATTGCAGATTCAAAAATTTTCAGTTTATTGTAAAAAATCGTTACAGAATTTTGCAATAAAAAACTCCGTTTTTTTCACTCAAGTAAACTTTTTCTTTACTCTTCCGAAAACTTTTGAAATGAGTTTGCAATAATTCACTTTCAGAATTTTATGAAAAATCGGCGAAATACCGATTTTTGTGTGCAATAAAATCCGAAAAAATGACTCAAAAATCGGCGTAAAATTGGACCGAAAAGTTGAAAAATCGGCGTAAAATTTATTGCACAGTTCGTGAATTTATTGCAGAAAAATCCGGCCGATTTTTTTCTCCCCTACCCTTTTATTATTAAATTTTTATTTTTATTTTTATTTTATATATTATCTAATTCTATTTATATTAAAATAAAAAAACGGCGTAAATTTTCTACAATAGGATAACGATATATCGTGAAAAAGTCCGCCGATTTTTGAAGAATTCTCTGCAATAAATTACCGATTTTTGAGTACTTCAAGTGCAATTTTACGCCGATTTTTATACTCGTTTTCACGGGATTTTCTCTTTTCGCACACGCTCCTACTTTTTCATGATCCGTTTATAGACGCGAGGAAAAGAAAAAAATCGGCGTACTTTTTGTGCATAAGGATAACGATATATCGTGAAAAAGTCCGCCGATTTTTGAAGAATTCTCTGCAAT